ATCCCTGACTGCCACTGTGGCAGACAACCCAACGACAGGAGATCCTCATGGGTACGACGACATTTTCTGGCCCAATTCGCGCTGGCACCATCAAATCCACAACGGGTACGACACTTGGCACAGACATTAATAACGTCGGCGAAGTAGTTCTTTCTCAGTACGAAGCAATCACACAGGCCACCAACGGCGTCTCCGCTGGCGTATATACAACCAATATCGTAATTCCGGCGGGCAGCACGATTACAAGCATTCAGCTTTATGTAGGTGTTGTTTGGAGCGGTGCAGCTACCACCCTTGGTATTGGCACAACGGCTTCTGCAACAGCACTTACGGCGGCTGCGGCAGTTGCGGGCGGTACACTTGGAATCATTGCTGCCACAGCGGGTGCAGACGCAACCCGAGTTGGTACTTGGATTAATGTCGGCACGACTGATGTAAAGGTCATGATTACATCAACAAACACCGGCACAGGTACTGGCCATCTGGTTGTAAGCTACATCCAGCACGGCACCTACGTTCCATAATGTGATTTGAGGGGTGTCAATATCTGGCACCCCTTCCACTTATTTGAAGGATAGATCACATGGTTGATGCAGTAACTTCACAGATAATTTTTGATGGCACAAGAACAGCCGTCATGAAATTTACCAACATTTCCGACGGAACAGGTGAGTCTGCTGTTCTTAAAGTAGACGTTTCGGCCTTGACTAGTTTTCAAGGGCAAACTTGCACCGGAGTCAACATTGTTAACCTCGACGCCATAACAGTAGGTATGGGCGTTGACCTCCTTTGGGATGCGTCAACGGACGTTATTTGTTACACCGTTGGTGCGGACCAATTCGTTTCGTTTGATTTTAACAGGTTTGGTGGTCTGTCAAATAACGCTGGTGCGGGAAAAACAGGAGACCTTCTTTTTACTACGGTAGGTGCCTCCTCCGGCGACAGATATACGATTGTTCTTGAAATGGTAAAGAACTTCTGATGGCAAAGGGCATGGGGATTAAGACATCTGTCAAATCCGGCAACTTCCGTAAAACGAAGACCGGTGCTGGCATGACAGAAAAAGGTGTCAAAGCGTTCCGTCGTGCCAACCCCGGATCGAAGTTAAAGACTGCCGTGACAGAAGACAAGCCCACAGGAGAGCGGGCTAAACGCCGTAAGTCTTACTGTGCAAGATCAGCGGGACAAGCGAAGATGTTCCCGGAAGCTGCAAAAGATCCAAATAGCCGCCTTCGTCAGGCCCGTAAAAGATGGAAATGCTGACATGATGGTTGGATTAGAGTTTATCTGGAACATACTTTTAACAATAATCCTCATTCCTACGGCGTGGATTTTGGTGTATCTTAATGGCAGGGTTAACGAATTGTTCCGCCATACCTCAAATACGCGGGAGGACATAGCCCGAAACTATGTCACCCGAGTAGATCTTCATAACGATCTAGACCAACTCATCAAGAGATTTGATCGGATTGAAGAGAAAATAGATCGTTTAGTCGAAAATCGTTAAGGAGACTACTATGGATATGATGAGCAAGATGGGCAAGATGGCTATGAAAGACGGAAAAAAGGTTCCTTCTTTTGCAGCCGACGGCAAAGGTAAGATGGCAATGGGTGGCATGGCTACCAAGAACAAAGGTCTTGCTATGAAAAGTGGTGGCCCTGTTAAAATGGCGATGGGCGGTATGTCCACCAAAGAACAACAGGAATCTGATCGCAGAGAGTCTGCAAGAGAAGCGCAGAAGGCGTCCTACAATCGTCCACGTCCAAATCCTTCTGGTGGCGGTGGCGGTGGCGGTGGCGGTGGCGGCGGATCTGGATTTGGTCCACAAGGTCCAAATCCTTCTGGTGGCGGTGGCGGTGGCGGTGGCGGCGGATCTGGATTTGGTCCACGAAATCCAAATAAGCCAAAGCCAGCAGGTTCTTCATCACCTTGGTCGGGTGGGGCAGGGCCAACATTAAACTCATCGTTCAGAGGTCCAATGGGCATGCAGAAGGGTGGCATGGCTACTAAGAACAAAGGTGCAGCCATGAAGCATGGTGGCATGGCTCACGGCAAGGCTTCAAAGGGCCGTGGCATGGCGATCATGATTGCTATCGGTAAGCCAAAAGGTCGTGGTAAAAGCTAAAGGAGAGTGAGTTGCCTGTAAAGAAGTCTGGTGTAAATGCTTCAGGTAACTACACAAAGCCTACCATGAGGAAGGCTTTGTTTAGCAAGATTAAGGGCGCAGCCGTGCAGGGTACGGCTGCTGGTCAGTGGTCCGCCCGTAAGGCGCAGATGCTGGCAAAGCAGTACAAGGCAAAGGGCGGAGGATATAGGGACTAATGAAGGCTCCACAACAATCCTTGAAGAACTGGTCTGATCAGAAGTGGCGTACCAAATCTGGTAAGCCGTCTAGTAAGACAGGTGAGAGGTATTTGCCGGAGGCTGCCATTAAGGCTCTTACTCCTTCTGAGTATGCTGCGACGACGAAGGCTAAACGTGTAGGTAAGGCGAAGGGAAAGCAGTTTGTAAAACAGCCCCCTAAGATTGCTGCTAAGACATCCGGCTACAGGTGATTGATCATGAAGGCGCAGAATAAGATAGACAAGGTGATGCGCGAGTTTAAGGCTGGAACCTTGAATACAAGAAGTAAGAAGGGTCCTGTGGTAAAGAACCCTAAACAAGCAATCGCCATTGCCTTATCACAGGCTGGTATGTCGAAGAAGAGGAGTAAGTAAGATGGCAAGTTCAATTCGCAAAGAGTTTGATGTAGCGTTTCGTTCGGCACTGGATGCCGGAGAAAGCACGTTTGAATTTCAGGGCAAGAAGTACAACACGAAGATGGCCCCTCCCAAGACCACCTCCAATCGTGGCGGTGCGCGGATGAAGAGTGGCACAGATATTATGGACACTCTTCCAAAGGTTGGAAAAGTGGATCGTAGTGAACTTGAAGATTACGATATTACGCCAAAGCAGACAAAAGGGTTCAAGGCCGAAGATATGGGCATGAACCAATACAAGAAACCGGAACTCAGTGATTTTGTCCCAGATTTTCTTACAAACAAAGCGGCGCAAGATAGAGAAACCAGTATGCGTGATAGCATTAAGTCCATGGCAGGGTCTGATCTTACGCCTAAAGCTGGAGACCGCCCGACTGATGGATATCGCAAGGGCGGCCTAGTAACAGCCAAGCGTTCGTCAAAGCGTGGGTGCGGTATTGCTGTTAAGGGACTTGGTAGAGCAGGGGGACGTTGAGATGATGAACCGTGCTCGTAAATACGCTGATGGTGGTGCGGTCGGGGCTGCTCCTCCGATTGGTATGGCAGGTCTTGGCACAGCACAGGCACCTGCCCCTGCTGTACCACAGGCATCCCCATATGCTTCTCCGTCTGATTACGGGATGCAGGGCGCAGCATTTGGTCAACCGCAGGGAACAACGGAGCAGACAAATCCTGCTCTTGTTGGTATGAATAAGACAACTGGGCAGATGGGTTCTTCTGCCGGATTTGCCAAGGGCGGCCTTGTAAAGCCTATGAAACCGATGCGCGTCATGGGAGAAGGCAAGGCAAAGAAGATGAGTAAGGGCGGCTCTGTTGTAAGCCGTGGTGGCGGAATAGTGGTTCGTATGAAACCTTGCAAGATGAGTTGATATGACAGTTTCTGGCACGAAGACATTTGAGTTAGATGTAGCCGACTACATCGAAGAGGCGTTTGAGCGTTGTGGCATTGAGATCCGCACAGGATACGACCAGCGCACGGCTCGCCGTAGCTTGAATTTGCTTCTTGCTGAGTGGGCCAACCGTGGCCTGAACCAGTGGACGATTGTCCAAGAAAATATTGCGCTTACTGCCAATAATGAATCCTACACGTTGACATCAAGTGTGATTGACATCATCACTGCGGTTATAAGAGATAGTTCTGGGATTGGTACAGCGTCTCAGTCGGACCTCACCATTGATCGCATTAGCCGCGAGATTTACCAGAACATCCCGAACAAGTTAAGCATTGGTCGCCCTGTACAGTACTTTGTAGATCGCAAGATTATCCCTGTTGTGTACGTTTGGCCGAAGCCTAACACAACATACACTCTAGTAGTTGATAAGCTGGTGCGATTGGACGATGCTAATTCTGGTGTAGACACCATGCAGATCCCGTTTCGCTTCTATCCGTGTCTTGCTGCCGGGTTGGCGTACTACATTGCAATTAAGAAGGCTCCTGACCGTATTCAGATGTTGAAGGCGATCTACGAGGAAGAGTTTGAACGTGCTGCCACGGAAGATCGTGATCGGGCATCTCTGAGATTGACGCCTTCTCGGTCCAACTATCGGTTGGGGTAACCCATGGGTCTTTTTGCAAACGGCAAATACGCCATTGCGATCTGCGACAGATGCGGATTTCAATACGATTATCATTTGCTGGCGAAAGAATGGAATGGTCTGAGAACCTGCACGGAATGCTGGGAGTCAAAGCATCCTCAGTTGGACCCGATCTTTCCGCCACCTGAGCCACAGGCGTTGGTTGCTCCAAGACCGTCCCGTATTGAGCCGATGGACGTACCAGTTGGTACTGACATTTTCCCGTTTGTAGAGTACAACCTGTTGCAGATGATTACGCAGGTTGGTGTTGTTGAAGTTCTGGCCACGGAAAATGTATCCGTATCCGCTGAAGGGTCACAGGCACTTGGTGAGTTAACAGACGTTACGGTGGAGATACTCTGATGGGCTGGACATACGCTACGTTGGTGCAAGCCATCAAGGACTACACAGAGTACGACGAGACGACATTCTCGGCGAACATCGACAACTTTATCCAGAGTGCTGAAGAGCGCATCTTTTACGCTGTCGATCTTGAGGACTTCAGGAAGAATTCTACTGGTACAATGACGGCCTCAAATAAGTATTTGACAGCCCCGACAGATTTTCTGGCACCGTTTAGCTTGATGATCACGTCGTCTGGGTCAAAGGTCATCTTGTTGAACAAGGACGTGGAGTACCTACAGGAGTATAACCCGACCGAGGCAACGGGTATTCCAAAGTACTACGCCTTGTTTGACAAGGATAATTTCCTAATTGCTCCGGTGCCAAATGCAGCGTTTGTTACTGAAATCCACTATTACTACAAGCCCGCCAGTATCACAGTTTCTGGAACAACATGGCTTGGAGACAATGCTATCGAAGCCCTTTTGTATGGATCTCTGGTAGAGGCTTATACGTTTATGAAGGGGGAGAACGAACTCCTCAACACGTACAATCAACGGTTTATTGAGGCCCTTACCCGCCTCAAGAACTATGGTGAAGGTCGTGAGAACGACGATGCTTATCGTGATGGTCTTATTAGAGTGAAGGCTAATTGATGTTTACCCCAGCAATGCAAACCGGAACATTTACAGTTGAGGTAGTTACGTCAAACAATGGCGGTCATCCGCCGGAGTTTTGGGCGGAACAGGCGTCGAAGAGGATTGTCGATGTGTCGGCTACAGCCCCGGATGTAATCCGAGGTCAAGCAATAGCGTTTCAAAATCAGGTGGAACAGGTTATACTGCACTACATGAAACGTGCTATACAATGCGATAGATCCACGGTCAGTCATCTGGTGACAGAAGCTGGTCAACCACAATTAGCTGAACTTATAAGGAGGCCGTGATGGCATTTACTGGAAACTTCATGACAACATCGTTCAAGACGGAACTCTTGAGCGGTATCCACGCAATCGGCACAACGGTTATTCGTGGTGCAACGACTGCTGACACATTCAAGTTGGCCTTGTACACATCGTCTGCAACGCTTGATGCTTCAACAACCGCATACTCTGCGACCAACGAGACGACCAACACCACGGGTTCCGCATATGTAGCGGGCGGTAATACCCTTACTGCTGGCACAACGTCGTCTTCTGGCACGACCGCTTTTGCTGACTTTGCCGATTCTACGTGGACCACGGCGTCATTTACTGCTCGCGGTGCATTAATTTATAACTCAACGCAGGGCAATAAGGCCGTTGTTGTGTTAGATTTTGGTGCGGATAAAACGTCATCGGCTGGTACATTCTCTGTTATCTTCCCGACAAACGATGCTTCCAATGCCATTATTCGCATAGCGTGATGAGTAATGACCGATGCAGTCGTAGCCTTTGAAGGATGGTCTAGATCCCAAGGATGGGGTCTGGGTGCGTTTGGCACGGGTGCGATTGATATTGGAGTTGCAACAGGCGGTGTTGGCACAGCAACTGTCACGGCAACGGCAACCGCAAATGTAAGCCTTACGGGCGTATCTGCAACAGGCGGTGTTGGCACAGCAACTGTCACGGCAGACGCTAATGTCAGTGTCACGGGTGTATTTGCCACAGGGTCTGTTGGACAAGTTCTTGTCTGGGGTCAGATTGTTCCTGACCAAATTCCTGCGTGGGTAACGATTGCACCAAATCAAGTTCCGGGGTATAGTCCCATCACACCATCTCAGTCTCCAAACTGGACTCAGATAGCCGCCTAGAGGTTTTTGGCATGACAAGTACTTACTCACCTAATCTTAAACTTACTTTGATGGGTACTGGCGATCAGTCCGGTACGTGGGGCGATACGACCAATACGAACCTTGGTACGTTGGTTGAAGAGGCTATCGCTGGTTACACTACGCAGGCACTTGCGGGTGCTGGTCCTACTGCACTTACAATTCCTGACGGAGCCTCCTCTGTCGGTCGTAACTACGTTATTGAGTTCACGGGTACGCCAACAGCGGGACATACGGTAACCGTTCCTGCGGTGGATAAGCCCTACATACTGTTCAACAACACGAATATCGCCCTTATTGTTAAGGTATCGGGCCAGTTGGGTTTTACGATTGCTGTCGGCAAGAAGGCCATTGCATACACAAACAGCACGGACCTTATTGAAGTTGCCAACGCTCCTGTGACAGAAGCTGGCACACAGACGCTAACAAATAAAACACTTACATCCCCCGTTCTGACAACCCCTGCGTTAGGAATTCCTGCAAGCGGAACACTTACTAATGCGACAGGGTTGCCTATTTCAACAGGTGTATCAGGACTTGGGTCAGGCGTGGCGACATTTCTTGCAACGCCAACTTACGCTAATTTATCTACTGCTGTAACAGGTGATACAGTAGTTGGTATTGCCGCAACACAGACGTTAACAAATAAAACACTTACATCCCCTGTTCTGACAGCCCCTGCTTTGGGTACTCCGACTTCTGGAACTTTGAGTAGCTGTACGGTTGATGGAACTGATGCCGTTGGATTTAGAAATATCCCAGTTAACTCTCAATCCGCAGCATACACTTTAGTTTTGACAGATTCTGGTAAATGTATTTTGCATCCGTCGTCAGATGCAAATGCTAGAACATTTACTATCCCAGCAAATGGTTCAGTAGCCTATCCAATAGGAACTGCTATTACGTTCATCAACATGACCTCGAACGTAGTTACGATTGCCATTACAACTGACACGATGTATTTAAGCCCCGGCGGAACAACTGGTTCGAGGTCTTTGGCACAGTACGGGTCTGCGACGGCTATTAAGATTACATCGACTAATTGGGTGATTTCAGGAAGTGGTTTGACATGAGTGGTGCGCTACAATCGGTCCTTATGAATCAACGATCTACATCAGTAGCTGTTACCAATGCTATTGCTATAGCACACCTTACTTCACCATATGTTTCTGTCTATCCTTGGACTACGGGAACTGGATTTGGAACTAAATATGCTGATCCTGCAACATTACCCGGAACCAGAGGCAATGATGTAGCTTTTAGTCCATCAGGAAATGCTATTGCCATAGCACACACTACTTCACCATTTGTTTCTGTCTATCCTTGGAGTGCAGGATTTGGAACTAAATATGCTAATCCTGCAACATTACCAACGGGTACAGGAAATGGTGTAGCTTTTAGTCCATCAGGAACTGATATTGCTGTAGCAAGCAGCAGTACACCATATGTTTCTGTCTATCCTTGGAGTGCAGGATTTGGAACTAAATATGCTAATCCTGCAACATTACCGGGCGGAATAGGGAATGATGTAGCATTTAGTCCATCAGGAAATGATATTGCGGTAGCAAGCACCCTTACACCATTTGTTTCTGCATATCCTTGGACTACGGGAACTGGATTTGGAACTAAATATGCTGATCCTGCAACATTACCGGGTACAGGAAATGGTGTAGCATTTAATCCATCAGGAAATGCTATTGCTGTATCGCACGGCACTGCTGCACCATGGATTATTGTTTATCCTTGGAGTGCAGGATTTGGAACTAAATATGCTGATCCTGCAACATTACCACCGGGTGTAGGAAATGGCGTAGCTTTTAGTCCATCAGGAACTGATATTGTTGTAGCACACAATACTTCACCATTTGTTTCTGCATATCCTTGGAGTGCAGGATTTGGAACTAAATATGCTGATCCTGCAACATTACCAACGGGTACAGGGGGGGATGCAGCTTTTACCCGATCAGGAACTGCAGGAACTGATATTGCCATAGCACACGCTACTTCACCATTTGTTTCTGTCTATCCTTGGAGTGCAGGATTTGGAACTAAATATGCTGATCCTGCAACATTACCAACGGGTACAGGGTTTAATGTAGCGTTCAATTAATTTACGGAGCAGTTAAAATGACAAAACATAAAATTCTCACACAGGCTCTTGAGGCAAGACAGCAGGAAATAATGGGTTATCAAATTAACATTGATAACTACGCTCTTGCTATCGCCCACATCAAGGAAAGCGGTGATACTGATCTGGCAGAGTTTGGTGAGAAGCTAAAAGCATCTCTCGTGACAGAAAAGTTAGAACAGAAGAAAGCAATGGTTATCGGCTTTGTAATTCAACAGCAGTTGGAGACACTTTAATGTATGTTCAGAAAATTGGTGACACATGGCGGGAGGTTGTGGGCAATGTTCTCTTTGCGCCGAATGTTTTTCAAACTGCTGAATCATTGTCTGTCGAGCAGCGTCAGGAACTTAATGTATATCTGATTGAGGACGATCTGCGACCAGTGCTGACAAACACTCAGAGGTATGGTGATCCTATTTACACCATCAAGGGTGGCGGCGTGGAGCGGTCCTATGCTGTTGTTAACAAGACAGAGCAGGAGATTGCAGATGATACCTCAAACAAAATTAATGAGGTTCGGCTTCAACGCAACCAAAAACTGTCTGAATCTGATTGGACGCAGTTGACCGATTCTCCGGTTGATAAAACGTCGTGGGCAACGTATCGTCAAGCATTACGCGATCTACCCGCTAACATAGCAGATCCATTTAATCCAATCTGGCCTGTAGGACCGGTGGAATAACAGGAGTAGGAACTTGAACGCAATACCCATTGCATAAATATATGAGGACGAAGGATGGCCCTGCAAAAGATCCAGTTCAAGCCCGGAGTGGTAAGGGACGTTACTGCCTACACCAATGAGGGTGGGTGGTATGACTGCGACCTTGTGCGGTTTCAGAACAGCTTTCCTCAATCCATTGGCGGGTGGGCCACGTACGCGCAAACATCATTTCTTGGAACTTGTCGTGAGTTAATCAACTGGTCGGCTTTGGATAGCGTAAACTACCTCGGCGTAGGAACAAACTTAAAGTTTTATGTCGAAAGCGGTGGAGTGTTTAACGACATTACCCCAATTCGCAGCACGGTAGTCTTGAGCGGTGCATTTGCAGCGACCAATGGTTCGGCAACTATTACCGTTACAGACTCTGGGCATGATGCAATTACAAATGATTTTGTAACATTTAGCGGTGCTGTTAGTCTTGGTGGCAACATAACCGCCGCTGTTCTTAACAAAGAGTATCAAATAACTGTTGTCGATGCCAACAGCTTTACATTTGTTGCGACGGCAACGGCTAACGCTTCTGACGTGGGAACGGGGGGGTCAGCCATAACTGCGGCATACCAGATAAACACCGGTCTGACAGAACAAGTCGGTGGCGGTGGTTGGGGTGCTGGAACTTGGGGTAGATTAGGTTGGGGTGACGGCGTTGCTCTTACCCCTTCCACCACCCTGCGTTTGTGGACTACAGACAATTTTGGCGAAGATCTGTTGTTCAATGTCAGGAATGCAGGAATATATTACTGGTCTCCATCGGTTTCTACACCGCTGACAGTTCGCGGAGTAACACTTGCTTCATTAAGCACGGACATTCAAACTCCGACTATTGCTACACAGATCATGGTCTCGGACAATGATCGTCATGTGATTGCCTTTGGTGCCAACAATTATATAGATTCATCTAATACATTTGAGGATACTCAAGACCCGCTGCTTATTAAATTTAGTAGTCAGGAAGACTACACAGTTTGGACACCGATTGCCACGAATACGGCAGGGGACTTACGCCTTGGCTCCGGCACACGTATAATTCGTGCTGTTGAGACAAAGCGAGAAATCCTTGTTTGGACAGATATCGCCCTTTATTCGATGCAGTATATCGGACCCCCGTACACCTTCGGACTTACGATGGTGGCAAGCAGCATTACGTCTATGGGGTTTAACTGCTTTGCAGCCGTTGACGATGTTGTTATGTGGATGGGTATTGGCAAGTTTTATATCTTCGGCGGTTCGACGCAAGAACTTCAATGTCCGTTGAAAAACTACATTTTTACCAATCTCAACATTGGTGAGTCTGACAAGGTTTATGCCGCAGTAAACAGTGAATTTAATGAGGTGACTTGGTTCTATCCTACTGCTGACTCCTCGGAGTGCAATGCCTATGTGACGTTTAACTATATGGATCGTGCGTGGACATATGGCAGCATGGCACGAACGGCGTGGCTTGATAGCGGCACCAATGTCTATCCGATTGCTGCATCGCCGGATGGTTATCTTTACAACCATGAGTATGGCATGGACGATGGTAGCACCAACCCTGCCACTCCGCTAAATGCGTATATCGAGAGTTCTCCTTTTGATATTGGCGAGGGCGACAACTTCGTGTTTATCCGCAGGATTATTCCCGACGTGACGTTCTACGATTCAACCAATACGCCAACGGTTGATATGACGATTAAGATGCAGAACTTTCCGGGGTCCAACTACAATAAGACAACGGATTCTCCTGTCACAAGGTCTGCCACGGTTCCTGTCGAGCAGTTCACGACACAGGCGTATGTACGTCTGCGGGGTAGACAGGCGACCTTTAAGATTGAGAGCAACACGCTTGGAACAAGATGGTCATTAGGATCACCTCGCCTTGAAATACAACCTGACGGACGTAGGTAATGGACCGCAGACTTACGTTACCTGCATTTGGACGTGCGCCAACCGCATATGATCCGGTGTACTTCAATGATATGGTTCGTATGTTGAACCAGATGACCATCGCCCTCCGATCCGCAGGAGAGGGCAGACAAACAACCCTTGTTCTGACAAACTTGCCGACAAACGATGCCGGTGCAGAACCGGGTACGTTGTTTCAGGTCAACGGAACTGTGTATGTCTCTGTGCTATACAGAGCGTATGTCGCTGGAAATTCTGCAACGGGTTCCGTTGGTACGGTAACCGTGACGGTATAAGGCTTGTGTTTCATCACACAAAGAGGTATTTTAGCGGAGCCGATTACTTCAGGATCACGGCCCCTGCTATTCGAGTTCACACATAGGACAGACCGATGGCTGGAATTGCAGATCTTCAAGGAATGATGGGAGGCGCACCAGAGGCATCAGCTTCTGCTTCCCCAGCAACAGGACCATCAGAACCGCCGGTTTCTGGCGAGGTGATTTCTGCTCTTGGACGTGCTTTTAACAGTCTGTCAGTGGAAGAGATCACGGATCTTCGGAATCTGTCAGACGATCTTAAAACGATGGGTTCGGATAAGCTGACCGCTTTGAAGCAGACAATCCAGTTTATTATGAACAAGTCTGATCAGTACGACCGTGCAGTTCAGGCTTTGATTAAAAAAGGTATTGTTCAGCCGGGCGATCTGCCGCCGAAGTACGTGCAGAGTTTCTTTGAGATCTTGGCTGGTATGGTGAAGGATGCCATAGCATCTCCTGCTGCCATGCCAATGGAAGGTCCAGCGGCAGAAATGCCACCTCTTGCAATGGCGGGTGGTGGTATTACCAATCTCCGGTCACAGGCTGATATGGTGCGCCGTGCAAACCGTAGCGGTGATAGCGTTCTGGCACACATTAATCCGCGTGAAGCTGCGATGCTTGGAAGAACGCAAGGGTCCAGCATCAACCCGATTACGGGCCTTCCTGAGTACGGGTTCTTTGACAGCATTGGTAAGTTCCTCAAGAAGGCTGCGGGTATTATTCTTCCTGTGGCGTTGAACTTCCTCGCTCCGGGCTTGGGTACGATTGCATCTGGCGTCATTGGATCAGGCTTAGGTGCCATGATCAACGGGGCAAATCCAAGTCAGGCACTCCAAGCTGGCTTAATGGGTGGTGTTGCTGGTGGCGTATTCTCGGGCGTTTCGGGAATGCTTAGTGGCGGCACGTTTATGGGCGGCGTCCAAGGTGGTCTTCCTTCCGGGATGTTTGGAAACCCACAGACTCCATTCTTAAATCAGAACATTTTTGGCGGCGGGAGAGTGACACCAACCACTAATATGGGGGCAACTGCTCTTCCCGGGGGCAGTGGTATGCCTCCTTCAGGAGCGGCAGTAGCACCAACAACAGCAGCAGCACAAGCTGGCGGTGGCTTCTTTGACAGCGTTGGCAACTACATCACCACCCATCCAAAGACCTCTCTGGCACTTGCCGGTGGCGCAGGTCTTCTGCTTGGTGGTGCAATGACACCAACAACAAAAGCGACCAGCTTTAAGGACCCTTTCCCAAAAATGACACCAGAGCAAATTGCTTCTATGTCTTACCGTGGTCCAACGTCCTCTGCTCCATACTCAGGTGACGTTCGTGTCCCAACGTATTCACCAAATCCAATCTATGCAGCGCGGGGTGGTCCGATTGAAGTGGATGCCCGTGTTGGTGGCCACCTCAAGGGTCCGGGTACTGGAACGAGTGACAGCATCCCTGCGAAGTTAAGCGACGGCGAGTTTGTTATGACAGCAAGGGCCGTGAAAGGTGCTGGTGGCGGAAGTCGCGCAGCGGGAGCAAAACGTATGTACGATATGATGCACCAGTTTGAGAAGAGGGCTTAAGTTATGGCTAAAGATGACGTAACCACACAGCAAGTAATTACCCGCGAACCGGAGTGGAAGGAATTACTGCGTCAAGGCTACCTACAATCAGTATCGGACCTAACATCGAAACCATATACCCCCGCAGAGTATAAAGTTGCTGGGATGTCGCCAGAACAGACACAGGCCATTACCATGGCCTCGGAAGGTATTGGAGCGTATCTCCCGTATTTTGATCAAGCGAATAAAGCCTATGGTCAGGCGGGTGGTTTGTATGCAGGAACGACGGGTGCGTATGATCCGAACTCGGCACAGGCATATATGAATCCATATCAAGCTGCCGTGACACAACGTGCTGTTGAGGAGATGGGCCGCAATGCTACTATCCAACAGCAGACTCTTGCTGCTCAGGCTGTAAAGTCGGGTGCGTTTGGCGGCAGCAGGTTCGGTGTCCAACAGGCGGAGTTGGGTCGTGGGTTGGCAGATGTCCAATCAAAACGGATTATGGAGGACTACTCGGCAAACTACAGTCAGGCACAAAAGTCTGCAATGGACGCATTCCAGAACCAACAGGCAAGGGCGCAAACATCGGCAGCGGGTATTGCTAGTCTTGGAACTAACACTGCCACCCTTGGACAAAATACCGCGGCCCTTGGACAAGGAGATACATCACACCTGTACAACATGGGGCAAAAACTTCAGACACAAAATCAATCGGAACTGGATGCGACACGTCTCAATGAGCAAAACCTTGAAAATGCTCCGTATCAACAGGCATCTTATTACGGTGATGTTCTTAACCAGACGCCATCCGGTCAGACTCAGACGACCCAAACAGCGACACCTGCTGCAAGTCCTATTTCACAGTTGGCTGGTCTTGCTGCAACAGGTATCGGCGCGTATGGCGCATTAAAATAAGCGAGTTAATCATGGCCCAAGATCCAGTACTTCAGCGTGAAATGTTTAATCCCCGCGACCGCTCTGCAAGGGGCAGCGGAATAACGTCCATGGTCGATGGCGGATCGTCAGGCATGACACGCGAAGAGCGGTTGCAGGTGGCCAAGGAAATGCTGGCCGAAGCACAGATGAAGCAAAACCCTGAGTATTACTTCAACACCCTTGCTCAGGGTGATCGCCCGGCCATGACACGTCCTGTTGCAAGTTCCGCTCCGCCCCCTGCCATGCAGCCTATGCCCCCGATGCAGCAGATGGCGCAGATGCAAGCCGCTGGCGTTCGTCCTGTCGGGATGGCGGAGGGCGGATTAGCTAGTTTCCGTGATCCACGGATGGGGGCTGTTAATCTGGCGGATCTTCCTGCTTTTGGAGCATCTGAGGCCGCGTATATGGGCGGTAGTAGGGAAGATCCCAAAGACAAAGGGGGGTTCTTGAACGAGTTATTAGGATTACCGGGACCGAGAGAAGAAGAGTTGCGGCGTAAACTGAAGACATTTGCACAAAGTGCGGGTGGAAGCGGCGATTATATGTCAAAATTACCTTCTACAAAAAACCCTACTCCTGACGCACAGGTCGCTGGCGGAAGCGGGGACTATATGTCTAAGATTGGTGAAAAATCAGAGGGAGGTTCATCTGATCCCGCTGACAAGAAGCTGACAGAACTTGAGCAAATCAAGGCTGACAGAAAAGCAGATAAGGAAAGAAATTTCTACCTCGGTTTAATGCAAGCTGGTCTGGCTACGATGGGTGGAAAGAGTTCTAATGCGTTACAGAACATTGCACAGGGTGGTATGTCTGGTCTTCAGTCGTATGCTGGGTTGGAATCTGATTCCCGTAAAGCAGAGCGCGAGGACATGGCGGCTCTTCGGGCGCAGCAGCAGGACGAAGCTACTGCTGCGTATCGGGATGCAACACTTGGTCTTGAGCGTGAAAAGATGGGTCAAGACCCTGACGCAATTCGCCTGTACAAAGCCCTAGATCCAAAAGGCGAGGGAGATGTAGCGCGAGGGTATGCGGCAGCGCAAGATAATGAACTCCTAAAAGCAGCGCAAACAATATTAAGAAGCCCGGTAGGTACGGTTACTCAGGAAGCAGTGACAGACGCTGAAAATTATATTAGGTCACTAATAAATCCTCAAACTATCCCTACGGGAAGTAGAATACTCGGTGTTCAGCCCTAATCGGAGTTTAATAAGTGCCAATTTACTCAATAGAGGCTCCAAACGGGAAAATCTTTAAGGTAGAGGCTCCCGAAGGAGTTTCTGGTGAGGATGTTCTGCGCGACTTTGACACCAACCTATTTCCGCAGTGGATGGCAGCAAACAAACCAAAAGAGCAATCCATCATGGGTTCTCTTCAGGCTGGTTTGGCGCAGCCGCTCGGAGCCCTCGGCACGACAGCAGAAACTCTCGGCCTGACAGGAACGGGTGCAGCACTGAAAAGTGCTGCTGAATACATCACCCCAGAAGGATATGAGTCGGCGGCTGGCCGATTTATTACCCCACAAGAAGGGGACGTTACCCTTGGCGGGTTTGGTATTGGCTCGCTTCCTGCTGCTGTCGCAGAACAATCTGGTCAGATTGCTGGTGCTATTGGAACAAGAGCGGCTGGTGCAGCGATTGGCGCGGCGGCGGGTTCTGTTGTGCCTATTGTTGGTACTGCTGCGGGTGCTATTGCGGGTGCTTTCCTCGGTCCATTCTTGTTTGAAGCACTTCAAATCCTTGGCCCTGTTGCACAAGAACGCGCTCAGAAAGAAGGTCGTGATACTCCTAACGCTTCCGACATTGGAGCGGCGGCACTCACTGCTGCTGGCAGCGGTGCGTTAAACGCTATCGGTGCTAAATATCTCCCCGGTGGCGGACAGGCTGCTGCCCCCCTGTTGAAGCGTATGGGAGAAGGTCTGGTTGGAGAAGGCGGGACAGAACTCCTCCAGTCAATTATTGAACAGACCGGATCGTCTCTCGGGACAGAGGCTGGTTTGGACATCAGCGGTAAGCAAGCCATCGCAGAAGGTATTCTCGGCGGCGTTGCTGGTGGCGCGACATCTGGTGCATTTGGTAGACGCCCCGAAGGCCCACGTCCTCTGACCGATTACGAAAGACTTCGTGCTGATATCGAAGCGGCACGTACCCCGACAGAACAAGACCTGACAGATATTCTCAAGGGTTCGCAGAAGACCGCCCTCCCCCCTCCGCCACCTGCTGCGGCAGAAGCGGCAGCAGCGACAGAAGAAGTTTCCGGTGCGCCTTCACGTCCAAGGTTGACGGTCAAACAGCCTGTGCTGGAGGGCGGAGTTCCTCCGACCGAGGCCATCACGTCCGCCGACCTCCCTCCTTCGATTGGGGCTCCGACAGCAGCAAATCGTCCGGGCGTTATGGGTCGTGCGATTGAAGAACCGTATGTTCCACAGACGGAAGAAGAAATCCGTTTGCAAGAGCAGCGTCAAACGATGGCCGACACTGGAATACTTCCAACAGTGAAGGCTGGCCCGATTACACGGGAAGGTCGTCCTGTTGAACTCAGGGCGGAGGGTGCCGCTGCGCCGCTCACTCCAGAAATTGCCATACCCATGGGTGCGCCGCCGAACAAACTTGATGATTTTTTGAAAGATACCAACAAGGAGCCTGTCTCTGTACTCGAAGGACGACCCGCCGAACCTTCTATGCGCGGCGTGGCGCGTTTGAAGGATTGGGTCGCCAGCAAGGGTGGTATCCGTATTGGTAAAATGGATGCGGGTGAGTATGGAAGAGATGTTATTAGGGGTAGTCGCGGAACGATAACCACTCAATACATTGCTCCAACCACCGCTGCTATGCAGTCTGGAAGAGATCAAAAGCCCGAAGAATTCATGGTTGAAATGGCCAAGAATGCTGGATGGCTTGGACCTGTTGATCAACAGGGCGGGGCTGTCACCAAAGAAGACATTGCGAAGTTCCGTACCTTGCTGTCAAAGGACATCTCTGCTGGTCGAACAGCCGATCTCCCTATGGATGGTGTGTACGATCCAGAAAAAGTTGCAAAATTCGCGGAGATGGGAGCAACAAAAGAAGCCTTAACTGAGGACATAAAGCGTTCTGTCGAAAGAGCGATTGCAGATGCCGAGTACCAAGATTATTCCGATGAAGCCTACGATGATGCTGTCCGCCGTCTGGTAGAAGGACGGGAGGACGACCCTGTTGTTGCGGTAGAAAAGGCAAAGGTTAATGACGAAAAGGTAAGTGGTGAGAGGAAAGACACTGCCCGTCGGACGGCTGCGGATGATTTGAACCGTCTTGTATTCACTGACAAGATGCCGCTCGACAATGAAGCGATGACCTTTGCCTATGATCAGATCATAGAAGACCCGACGCTTGATCCAAAAGCGACATATGCTGCCGCTTTGAAGACAAAGGCAAGAGCAGGGGCGGAGGACATCCCTTTCGATACCAAGGAGCCTGTAAGAAGAGGATACCTCGAAGACATATTTATTTCGGAAATTGATAAAGAATATTCCCGTGCTGGTGGAAAACGGAAGTCCAAGAAGGCCAAGGCGAAGGCCCGTGCAGCGAAGACGGCTGCCCAGCAACCTCCGACCCCTGTTGTTGAGCCCGTCAAGACGATTACGGCGGAAGACAAAGCTGCTGCAATGCAGCGGATCGACGACGCCATCAAGAAGCTGGCAGGTGACGATACCGATCAGGGCAGGAATCTGGCAGTAGCTTTGAAGCGGGCTATTGCTGACAGAAAAATATCTGTCGATCAGGTTCTTCAGGCGTTCAAGATGTCAGAAACTGTCATGCGCCTGTTGAGCGGCGTGACAGGAGCGCAGAAGATCAAGTTTGCTGCTAACTTGTTTGGTACATTCCCAGATCCGGATAATCCCGGTGATTTTCTGGCAGACGTGGAAGTCGGAGGAACCCGGTCAGCGTACCTCCAGCTTATCGAACTGTCGTTGAACCCGGACTACAATCCGCTGGAAACAACATCGCATGAGATCTGGCATTCGTTGGAAGACGCCTTTGCTGCTTCTGATCGTGCAACGGGCCGGATTATCAACGCGGCATTCAAGGGCGCGACAAAGATTGACGAGATCAATCCAAATCTTCTGCGCGTGTTGAAGAACACCCGCAACCCGATGGTGGACGGCAAGGAATCATTATATGATACGTTGATGTCGCGTGATATCGACGCTGCTGTTGCAGAAGAGACGAGCCAGTTCCAGAAGGAACGCGAACTCAAGGCATATGTGTTTGGTCTTCTTGATCAGGCCAGACAGAACAACGTCCAGATTGGTGGGCTCGGGTCGGCTTTTGTACGCTTTGTGAATTTTGTAAAGTCTGTCAGAGAAGCCATTGGCAATATGTTAAGTGGTCAGGGCTTCACAACTGTTGAAAAAGCGTTTGCTGGTGTGTCGGCAGGTGTTGCACAGCGTGGTCTTAATACTGGTCAGAAGACTTCGGGGCCGGAGTATTCCCGTGCTGAGAACTTCTCACGGATAGGAATGTCCAATAAGGATATTTTGGCCCGCGATCCTGTTTTGGAAGAGAACGTAGCTAAATTGAAGTCTGGAGAAATTACCCCTGATCAATGGGATAATTTGGTCCGACAGAGAAAACCTGTTGAGTTATACGACATAGAAAACATTCCTGCTCCGGCAACCCCTGAACAGGCTATTGATGCCTTAACCAAAGACAAAAAGGAAAAGTATGGTTTAACGGATCAATATTATAAAGAAGGTGATCTTGTTAAATTACGATTGGATATTCCTGCTTATAAAGATCATAATGTATGGGTTAACGCTATTCATGACGGGTCCAATAGAGGCATCCCAACAACATATGCAAGTGTCAGTGCAGCATCGGATGTTACGTTCAATGTGACAGAAGATAAGGCTCTTAAAACAGCTATGGGCGGAACTAAAGCCCCGTATGCAACTATGGGTGGTAAGTTTAAGCCGATTACTCCAAAGGAAGCATACGCCAAGGCGAAACAGGTTCATACCAATCCAGCATGGGTGCAGGTGGGAATGGACCCAACTCGTCATTCGTTCTTCTATACCCGTGGTGATATGAAGCCTGTTGTTGCAGCAGAGGAAGTTTTACAGATTGGGCCGTTGGTGTATGCCAAAAATCCAACATACGCTGGAAGATCGGACTTTGAGTTCTCCCGTGTTAAGAACCGTGCAAGCAACTTTGATAAGTACTCGGAGGGCGTAAAGACCTTGGGTCCGGACGGTAAACCTTTGACGGTTTACCGTGGTCAACGCATGTCGGACAGATCTCCTACTAAGTTTGACACAACAAAAGGCCGTTCTTCACCTTCTTTTGCTTCTGACCCAGAAGTTTCCAACGTATATGCTGGAAAGAGGGATACATTTCCTTTTGCGCCACAGGTTGGTAAGTACTACATGGGGATGAAAAATCCTCTCGACATCCGCGATTTGGGGGATGTTGTAAGTATGAATGACTTCTTTAGCAAAATACCCCACAGCTTCACCGAGGCTGAAACAGTAGGTAATGTCATCGGCTATGATCAAATTGCTGAAGCCATACGAAGTCTTGACAAACTCGCTGCAAACAACAGCGCGTACTTTGACTTAGGTGGAGTTAAAAGTGCTGCGGATTATCCCGGCCCTGTTTTTGATTTTGATACGCTTGCTGACTTTATTCAAGATCAAGGCATAAATGGCGAAGAACAGCTTATTCAAAAAGGGTTGGGTGCTGCTAAGGTTGATTCGTATCTATTAGCTGACTCGTCAAAGATAAAAAGTCTTTTAACAAAAGCTGGATATGACGGAATAATCCATAAGGATGCCTTTGATGCAGGGGCGGGGCGATATCAAGGTGACAAGTCTACGCTTGAGCAAGGTTCTATGGGTCCGGTTATTGATGCTTACCGCCCATTTAAGATGGGTGCAGTTAAGTCTGCCACAGGAAACCGTGGTACGTATGACAGGAAAAACCCTAATCCTGAGTATTCCCGTGTAAAGGTTCCACCAAAAGTTGCAAACGCTCCGAATGCAGCGGGGGCGCAGGTAAACTCTACCAGATGGAGCAATATCACCGACACGGTGAAGGAATTCTTCGATCCGTGGGCTTTCATTGACAATGCGCCACTGCTTCGTTCGTTCCGCAACAGGCTTCTTGGCACGACCGGAACTGCAAACGAACTTGGACAGAAGATTGCTGCCGACATTGCAAAGGGATCAAAGGCTGACAGCGGTCACAACGGGAATGTCTATAAGTTCCTGACGACACGCGGCGCATCTCCGTCGATGATTGTCGATCCGGAAGTCCGCAAGGCTGCTGTCCGTGCAAAGGAAGAGATTAATAAGCAGGGCAAGCGGCTTGTTGATGCCGGATTCATGACACAGGAATCGCTTGAAAAGAACTACGACCAGTACGTCCCGCGTCTCTATCTGTACTACGAGGCGACTGAACGGGGAATGAAGACCCCTAACATGGGACTGAGCAAGCAGGAGTACCTGAAACTCCGTGATGATGAACTTTCTGTCGAGGAGCGCGAACTGCTGGGTGAAATTAAGAACCCTGCGTTCTTGGCGTATGTTGCAATCGCCCGTCCTGCCAGAGACATGGCTCTGGCCCAATACTTTGCCGAGATTGGCACCACATCGGGCGTCAAGTGGGTACTCGACGACAGTGTGATCAACTGGAGGGGGAAGATGGTATCCCCGTTCTGGATGGCAAGCGAAATTAGGTTAATGGAAAAGGTCACTCTTCCTCTAGCTGAACAGACAGATCCGGCCCGTGCGGCAATCGTCCGCAAGGAAATTGCTGGCATGCGGAAGCTGATAGATAAAACTCCGGGATACGGGCCTCAGTCCAAAATTCCGGATGGCTACCAGCTTTTGCCAGATACGCCACGATACGGTGTGTTGCGCGGTGCTGTTGTTCAAGAGGGCATCTACGACGATCTTGTTGGTACTTTTGCAATGGTTCCGAACACGAACCAGTCGATGATTGGTAAAATTCTTGGTGACGAACAAAGTCTGTTGGTCAATGCAAACAAGGTTTGGAAACTTGGAAAAGTAACTTTTAACGTCCCGTCTCAGGCTCGTAACGTCATCTCAAACATTGTGGCGTTGAACGTATTTGGTGGAATTCCATTGCACAAGTTGCCAAGCGCATTGTCAGCGGCAGCAAAATCATGGTCGAGCAAAGATCAGTATTGGAAGGACGCACAGGAGTACGGCATCCAAGGTGGAACGATGGCGGCTGCCGAACTTAAAATAATGTTCAACACTATGAAGCAGTATCAGGCTCGCGGTGACAAGAACAACTTCTTCGGAGCGATGGCTACGGGCCGTATTGCAGCGAAGTACCTTCTGTCAAAGCCGGGCGAGTTCTATCAGAACATGGAAGTTCTGTTCAAGATGGCCCTCTTTATTGAGAGCCGGAAGAACGGCAAGACGGTATCCGAGTCTGTGGACGCTGCACATGACTCGCTGTTTGATTACACGATGGTGAACCCGAATATCAGATGGCTTCGGAACGCTCCCCTCGGCCTTCCGTTCATCACATACTACTACAAGGTCCTGCCAAAGCTGATCCAAACAGCAAGAGAGCATCCGCTTCGGTTTGCTCCATACATCATGCTGTCCTATGCCCTCCCACAGATCGCAATGGCGCAGTTGGATTGGGACGATGAGGATTACGAAGCTGCTCGTAAGTCGGCGGCAGACTATATGCGTGACAAGGGGTCGATGTATATCCTTCCTTGGAAGGACTCCAACGGCAAAATCCAGATGGTCGATCTTGGGTACTTCTTCCCTTGGGCGGCATTCACCGATCCGGTCGTGACAGCCGCGTGGTATGGAGAGCCTGTAAAGGGTTTGAAGCAGCTTGGCGGACAGTTTGTTCCCGGCGGGCCAGTCATCACAGCGATTGCTGTCATGGCAACAGGACGTGATCCGTTCACTGACAAGCAGGTTGTCAACCCATTGGATACCGCTGCCAATCAATTCATGTCGGGTCTTTCATACGCTTGGAACCAAGCCCTCCCTCCGATGTTGAATGTTGACCTGAACAACATGGACAACAGCGGTGGTGCGATCCCTCGTATCTACAACAGTCTGTTCTCGGACGGGACGGGGACAGATAAGCGTGGTATGGCGAAGCCTGACACCCTCGCTACTGCCGGAAGACTGTTCGGGTTTAACATTACCCCGCTGGATGTCGTCAAGCAGAGGGCGCAGAATATAAACTACATGTTAAATACAATTCACAAGCGCGAGGCGTATCGCGCCCAGATAGCAAAAGACCAGAGTATGACTCCTGAAAAGCGTCGTGCCGAGATCCAAGACTTGAATAAGAGCATTCGGGAAGACTACTTAAAAATCCAGAAGTATGCGACGGAAACTGCCCGTGCAACGAAACTTGAGGACTGATGATGGGTGACTATGACAAAGGAATAGGTAGTCTACCATCGGATATAACGGAGGACGAGCGTAGCCCGTTCTATCGCCGTGAAAGCATGGTAGACCAAGATCCTATGGAGCAAATTCAAAATGATCTTGGAATTGCTGGTCTTAATCCAAATGCAGTTCCTGTAGGAGGACCAAGACCGTCGGTATCTGGTGGCACTTCTGCTTACTCAAATGTTGCAAAGGCCTCTCCCGAAACACCTACTGCTTTGTATCAAACAGCAAAAGGTTCCACATACGCGCATTTTAAGGACAGCACTTCTATTAGAAATAAAATGCCTCGGCCCGAACATCCGGGAGAAGAGGGTATACAAGGTCGATCTGGCAAGACCATATTTTTAGATAATGCTTCAGTAAATAGAATAGCTGGGGTGCATCAAAATGCTGATATTCCAACCAGATTTACTCCTATTGGCGACGGTAAAGCCGCATTAACCTTTACTGGAAAGCCGGGTACATTTGGTCCATATGGACCGGGAGATGTGATCCGAGGAACAGAGGTAGACTTTTCACTAACACCTAAGAAAGGTCTTGCTCCGGTTGAGATATTTAACCCAGACAGCCCTACGGGGGTTCATTTTGGTAATGAAATAACGCACGTCGCGTTTCCGGAGTAAGAAAAAATGACTGACGATTTCAAAGGTGCTGCCCTACCAATGACAGACAAAGATGTCTCCACAGTTGCCGAGGAGATCGGCGTGGAGGTCGCTGCCCTGAAAGCAGTTCTGGCAGTGGAGTCGGCAGGATCGGGCTTTGACAAATCTGGCAGACCAAAAGCACTGTTTGAACGCCACCACTTCTTCAAGCACCTCAAGACAAAACCTGTCGAGTTGGATCAGGCTGTTGCTATGGGACTTGCATACCCGAAGTGGGGAGAGAAGCCGTATCCAAAAGGATCGGACGCGGTATATGCAGAGATTGCAGCCGCATATGACATCGACGCGGATGCAGCACTTCTGTCAACATCGTGGGGTCTCGGTCAGGTGATGGGATCGAACTACAAGATGGTGGGATGCGAAAGCGTTGCCGAGATGCTGGCTCAGGCCATGCAGTCCGAGGGGCAGCAGCTTCGCCACATGGCAAACTTCTGCAAGTCGGCAGGTCTTTTGAATGCGCTAAAGAGCAAAGACTGGGCCGCGTTTGCAAAAGGGTATAACGGGCCTCAGTACGCAAAGAACCAGTACGATATCAAACTAGCCAATGCGTACCAAAAGGCTCTCGGTTAAATCAACCAGTCCTTATATTCTTCCTTCAAGATCAGCGTTGCGACATCAATCTTGTCTCGCAACGCCTTGAGGATTTTCTCGTCCACCGTTCCCTCGGCAACAATGTCGATATAGGTGACAGTATTCTTCTGTCCGATACGGTGGGCTCGGTCCTCGCTCTGAAGACGAACCTCCAGATCAAAGACATTGTTCAGGTAGATCACGGTGCGGGCTTCTGTCAGCGTCAGGCCATACCCACCAGTACGCGGCTGTCCAACAAAGAAGCGTAATTTGCTGTCTGGCTGTTGGAACTTATCGACGATGTTCTGTCTTTCGTCAGCTTCGGTCGCGCCGTAGTACGCAGCAGCGGAGTCAGGACCGTACTCTTCCTTGAGTGCTTTGGTGATCGCCAAGATGTCGTCCGTAAACACCGCCCAGATAATCGCCTTCCCGTCGATCTCCTCGACAGTCTCCATCAATTCTTTGATCTTGTTTGACTCGAAGCGTTTGATCTCGCCGTCGTCGTTCTTGATGAAGCCCGAGCAAATCTGTTGCAACCGCAGAAGCTGTGTCAGCACGTTCTGGGCTGTCACCATTCCTTTGTTTTGCAAAAGCGCAATCGACATGTCTTTCATCTGCCGATAGAGGACGGCCTGTTCCGGACAGAGTTCGACGGTACGCTTGATGTACACCTTCTCCGGAAGGTCGAGACAATCCTTCTTCAGAACGCGATAGCTAAAATTATCCAGTCGGGTGGATAACTCCTCCAAGTTCTGATACCCGACGATCTGGTTGAAGCTGTGCGCTCCCATTGTTCGACGCACCATCTTCGCGTATCGCGCTTGGAATGCAAAGAACGAGTTAAACCCGATCAGCCTTGGATCAAGGAAGGCACACTGTGAGTACAGGTCCATCGGAGATTTCGTCACAGGAGAGCCTGTCAGAATGCGGCGGTACTCTGCCAGATCGCCAACCTTCACGATGTTCTTGGTGCGCTTGGCGGTTCTGTTCTTGATCGTTGTGCTTTCGTCCACCGCCATTAAACACTTGTTCGCCTTCATAAACTTTGTGGCAAACTCAGTTCCCTTCAAGGTCGAGAACGCTTCGACATTCATTACAAGGAGTTTGAATCGCCCGTCCTTCTTTAGAAGAACGCTCAACGCCGCCAACTGCGCTTTGGTTTCCTTCGGACTCCACGCAACTATGTCTGTGGTATCCACGTAGCGGTCAGGCATATGGGTGGGGAGTTCACTGCGCTCCCAGTTCTTATAAACACCTTTCGGAGCGACGATCAGCGCACCGTTAATGTCACCCGCATCCCGAAGCATACACATTGTATCTATGAGTATCTTGGACTTACCCGTCCCCATCTCGCAGAACAGCGCGAAATTATCCTTGTTTTTGCTCATATCCAGAGCAGTCATCTGATGTTTGTATGGGGTAAATTTGAATTCGTAATTGTTCACTGGCTCTTTCTCCTCTGCCCTTTGACCTCCGACCTTTAACATTGACTGTCAATTATATCAATCACCCTATTGACAAGTTCACAAGTGATTCGTATTGTCGAAAGGTAGAAAGCGAACTTAGAAAGGGTATGATGACAGTCTTCATTACACAAGAATTACGCGGCAAGGATTTGACCGACGCCATTGCATTTGGCTCCTTGGAAATCATTCTTGCAGCCGAAGAGCAGATTACCGACTCCGATAAAAAAACAGAACTGGTGGATAAGATAGAGAGCGTTCTTGCTAAGTTTGGCGACGACGACTACCTACTGTTGTCCGGAGATCCGGCTGCTATCGGTCTTTCCTTCGCCATTGCCTTGTTAAACAATCAGGGCAAGATTAGGATACTGAAGTGGGACAGACTTCGGGAAACATATTATCCGGTTTCACTAGAAATAGAACTTGGAGCATACGATGAATGATTTTGAAGATGCGGCCCTCGCTCTACAGTCTGTAGACGACAGGGGTCTTTCACAAGTATCTTTATTGGTACGTCAGCAACTCCTGTTGGAGAGGCGCGTTGCTGATCTGGAAGAGGAACTGGCAGCAGAAAAGAAGCGTCTGACTGCCATCTCCGATGACCTACTCCCTGCGGCTCTTGCGGAGAATGGGTTGACTAAACTCCGCATGGCAGATGGCAGCGAAGTATCGGTATCGACGTTCTACGGGGCGTCTATCCCGAAAGAACGCACAACTGAGGCGTTTGAGTGGTTGCACTCAAACGGATTTGAAGACCTGATTAAAAATCAGGTATCGACCTCGTTCAGTCGTGGGCAGGACAGTCTTGCAGACAGTCTTGTCGAGCGTTTGGAGGAGGAAGGTTATGTTGCAAGCCGCAAGGTTTGGATTGAACCTATGACGCTGAAGGCGTTTGTTAAGGAACAGATTGAGGCCGGAAGTTCTATCCCAACTGATCTGTTCGGTATTTTTGTTGGTGAAAAAGCTAAGATAAGGAGAAAGTGAACTATGGCTAAAGGTACAGATGTTGCCGTGAAAAAATCGGCATCAAGCGTGGTGATGATAGATGACTTCTTTGCATCATACGCTGACGCGGGTCTTGAGGATGTTACGACACAAGACTTATCTATCCCCTACCTTCGCATTCTGGCACAGTTGTCGCCACAAGTGAACAAGCGGGATGGTGCTTATGTAGATGGTGCCGAAGCAGGTATGCTCTACAACACGGTGGAGAACGCCGTGTACAATGGCGACGAGGGTGTCACGGTCGTTCCATGTTACTTCCGTCGTGTACTCGTCGAGTGGAAGCCCCGTGAAAAGGGTGGCGGATTTGTTGCCACCTATAATATCGAAGACCCAATTCGCGGTACGACATATCGGGATGACCGTGGACAGGAGGTCCTGCCAAACGGTAATCTTCTGACAGATACTGCGGAGTTCTACGTCCTTCTCCTCGGTCCAGATGGTCCAAGTCGTTGCATGATTACGATGACTTCGACGCAGTTGAAGAAGGCTCGCAGATGGGTTTCTCAGATGAAGTCCATGACAGCACGGCGGGAGGATGGCAGCATCTACATACTTCCTGCTATGTCTCACGTTTGGGCTATGCGGTCCATTCAAGAGAAGAATGACAAGGGCGCGTGGTTCGGGTGGGACATCTCGAAGCAGTATATTCTTGATCCGGAGAATAAGCCGGAAGATCGGGAATTGTTCTTGATGGGACTTGAGTTTGCCAAGTCTGTCGGTGCGGGTGATGTCAAGGTAAAGCCTGTTGCCGATACTCCTGCGAAAGCAACGAGTGGGTCGTCACGTCACGACGATGACATTCCTTTCTAATCTACCCTATCGGCGGTCGTCTCTTGATTGAGGCGACCGTTTCCTTTTCTGTAAGAGGCGTAGAAATGAACTCTGCAAACTCCGACAAGTTTTTTGAATTATTTTTGGGTAACGACCGCGCTCACGGCGTGTTCAATGTCACGACTGACAGAGAACGCGACGGCAAGAAGCAGGGGTTTGCCCGTGTTATCCAAGAGAAGACAACCTTAGACCATTGGTCGAAGCACCTCGCAGGTGAGGTCGGTCTTGGCATCATCCCGATCAAGGACAACAACTGCTGTCACTGGGGTGCCATTGATATCGACACGTACAACATTAATCACAAAGACCTGTCACTGAAACTTAAGAAGCACGGGTTTGATGCAGTCGTCTGTCGCAGCAAGTCGGGTGGAGCGCACGTCTACTTCTTCTTCACGGAAGAGATCACGGCGTTGCATCTGCACACGAAGCTGACAGAGATATCCTCCTTCCTCGGTCATGCCGGATCAGAAGTGTTCCCGAAGCAGACGAAGCTGTTGGTCGAGCGCGGGGACACGGGTAACTTCATCAACATGCCGTACTTCAGCGGCGCGAACACAACACGCTATGCCTTCGACCAGTCTGGCGAGAGCATGGAGGAAGCCGAGTTTCTTGCCTTGGCGTTCAGTCTTCGCGTTTCCCCGAACGACTTCATGCTCTGGAAGGCGGAAGGCGACAAGGTAGAGGAGTTGCTCCCACATGGACCGCCATGCCTACAGCATCTGTGTTCGCAGGGGTTTGGCGAGGGCGGCAGGAACAACGCCCTGTTCAGTCTCGGTGTCTATGCCAGACAAGCGCATAAAGAGAAGTGGGAGGAAATGCTTCAAACGTACAATATAAAGTACATGAGGCCGCCCCTTGGTGAGAAAGAGGTTTCTGTAATCATCAAGCAGTTGCAGAAGAAAGAGTATTTCTACAAGTGCGACGACCAACCGATTGTCAGCTTTTGCAACAAGGAACTTTGTCTGACACGGAAGTTTGGTATCGGGCCGGGCGGAAAGTCAAACGATCTGTCAGGTCTGACAAAGATTAACGGTGATCCTCCGATCTGGCTCCTGAACGTGGACGGGCATCGGGTCGAACTCAGCACGGACGCGCTTGTATCGCAGACGTTGTTTCAGAAAGAATGCGTAGCGCAGATTAACAAGTTTCCTGTAGCAATGGGCGCACCAGCATGGCAGCGCAGAATGCAAATGCTTCTGGATGCTGTCACGGTTGAGGAAGTAGCACCAGACGCTACGTTCAAGGGTGCGTTCGAGGATTTGCTTGTCAGCTTCTGCTGTGATCGTGCAAAGGGTGAAGAGAAAGAGGACATCTTGCAGGGCATTGCCGTTTGGCATGGTGGCAAGGTCTTCTTCCAAGCGAAGGACTTACACAAGCACCTGACTGTCAACAACTTCCTGCACTACAGTCCTAACAAACTCGGCCTTCGGTTGCAGCAGCTTGATGGGAAGAAAATATTCTGGAGCGTCAACGGCAAGGGCTTGCATGTCTGGTTCTTTCCGCAACCGTTCTTCAACCAACTGCACTCCGAGACTAAGCTAAAACTTCCCCCGAAACCAAAAGATGTGAGCCCGTTCTGATGAACATCATTCTTGGACCGCCCGGAACGGGGAAGACTACCAGACTACTAAATCTGGTAGAAAACAGTTTATTAAAGGGGATAGCACCCGACCGAATTGGATATTTTTCGTTCACGAAGAACGCAGCGCAGGAAGCAATTCTTCGCGCTGTCATTCGTTTTGGCCTGTCAGAAAAGGAACTCCCGTTCTTTCGGACGCTGCACAGCCTTGCATACTACTGCCTGTCACTCGGCAAGAACTCCATGATGCAAGGGAAGCATTACAAGGAAGCTGCTGACTGGCTGAAGATCGGCGGGTTTGTGGAGAAGCAACTATCAAACGGTCCATTCATCGACTTCGGCCTCGGTGACAGATTTCTGGAAGTCATACACATGGCTCGTATATCCCAAAGACCGCTTCGGGAAATTTACAATGGATCGGAAACAGGACGGAAGATTGACTGGAGCCGCGTCGAGTACGTTGACCGTGGTCTGAGAGAGTACAAGAAGGACAATATCCTGTTCGACTTCACCGACCTATTGGAGATGTTCATCGAACGCGACCTCGCACCGAGCCTTGATGTTGTTTTCATCGACGAGGCTCAAGACCTGTCACCTCTGCAATGGACGATGGTGAACAAGATCGTTGATAAATCAAAGGAGGTGTTTGTTGCAGGTGACGACGATCAGGCGATCTATCGGTGGGCTGGCGCGGACGTGGATCATTTCATCACGCTTGCAGGGAACGTCGAGGTCCTCACACAGAGTTACCGGATGCCAGTATCGCATCACGCTCTGAGCCAGAACCTGATCAGCAGGATCAGCAACCGCAGGAAGAAGGACTTCCAACCTCGGTCGGAGGACGGAACGGTATCGTGGTATCGCCACAGCGAAGAGGTTGACCTGACCAGAGGTGAGTGGCTCCTTCTGTCACGCACACGACGCGGTGCTACACAGATCGAACAGGAAGTACGCCAGCGCGGTTTTCTTTACTCGTATGATGCGGGGCAGGAACTTGGGACCGATGTTATCAATGCCGTGAAAGATTGGGAAATCCTAAGAGATAACAGGGTTGTACCAGCGAAGGCCGTGCGAAACGTCTACAAGTACATGGTAATAAACGAGGATGTAGCCTATGGTCACAAGACGTTGCCGGATGTTCCTGACAACAAATTATTGACCATCGGTGATCTGACCTCCGACCACGGTCTTTTGCACGAGAAGCCTTGGTCCGAGACGCTTGGAAAGATATCTGACGAAGATCGGCGTTACCTGAAATCATGTCTCCGCAACGGAGAGGATTTCAAGAGCAAGCCTCGCATAACAATCTCGACGATCCACGGGTCGAAGGGGACAGAGGCGGACAACGTGATGCTGCTGACAGATGGTGTCAGGAAAAATCAGGGCATGTGGCGCAGCACGTCCTACGAAGAGGATGACGAGGTGAGAGTGTTCTACGTCGGGGTTACGCGAGCAAAGAGCAGTCTCCATTTGATACATCCAATGATGTCACGCGGTTTTAACATAACTGAGTAAAGGCTACTTTAATGGAAGATATCAGACTGGTGGCCAAGTGTGGTTGTGGAAAGCCAGCATCAAACATCACCTTTCATGCGATACGCAGGAAATGGCCAAGGTGTTTGTGTGGAAAGTCGATGAGAGTAGAAAAAAATGCAGCTACCAATGTTTCAAACAGCGTCGGAGTGGGTATGTCCGGACGGATTTCCAAATCTTTCCAATGAACCCGAGATCGCCATTGATCTTGAGACCCGCGACCCTGACCTAAAAACCCTTGGAAGCGGGTGGCCTACCAGAAACGGCAACATCATCGGTGTTGCCGTCGCAGCATCTGGTCGAGCATGGTACTTCCCCATCCGACATTTGAATGGCGGGAACATGGACCCCAAGCGAGTTATGCGTTGGGTGCAGGACTTGTGTTCCGATGTTAACAAGACATACGTTTTTCACAATGCTATGTACGACGTGGGTTGGCTTCGCGCCGAAGGCGTCGAGGTAAAGGGTCGCATCATTGACACGATGGTCGCGGCGGCTCTGATCGACGAGAACCGCTTTAGTTATTCGCTCAACAATCTTGGCAAGGACTATCTGTCAGTCAAGAAAGACGAGAAACTCCTGTACAACGCTGCAAACGAGTGGGGCGTTGACGCGAAGGCGGAGATGTACAAACTCCCTCCTCACTATGTCGGGCCGTATGCAGAGCAGGACGCTCTCCTGACATTAAAGTTGTGGGAACTCCTGAGCGGTTTGATTGAAAAGGAAGAGGTCTCGGACATCTTTGAACTTGAACTGCGCGTGTTGCGGGCTGTCATTGATATGCGGACACGCGGCGTTCGTGTGAACATGGACGCTGCTGAACAGGCGCAGCGGGGACTGGGGCAGCAAGAAAGCGCACTCCTAAAGAAGATCAAGGACGACTACGGTCACAGCCCCGACATCTGGGCGGCAGCATCGGTTGCAAAAGTCTTTGATGCTGCGGGTCTGGAATATCCCGTGACAGATGGCACGAAGGCCCCCAGCTTCACGAAGGAGTTTCTCGCAGGTCACTCACATGAGTTGCCGCGCATGATCGTCAAGGCTCGCGAACTGAACAAGGCTCGAACGACATTCATCGAAACGATCTCGAAGCATCAGACCAACGGCAGAATTCATGCTGACATCCATCAGCTTCGGTCGGACGGTGGTGGGACGATCACGGGACGCTTCAGCTACTCGAACCCGAACTTGCAGCAGATACCTTCACGCGATGAAATCATCGGGCCTATGATCAGGAACCTCTTCATACCGGAAGAAGGCTGTCAGTGGGGTGCGTTCGATTACTCCTCACAGGAACCTCGGATCGTCGTCCACTATGCGTCTATAACACGCGACTACGATGGAAACATTCTGAGCGGAGCGTTGGACTTCGTGGATAAATACGCTGACTTTGCTCGGTCGGACTTTCACCAAATCGCCGCCGACATCGTGGGCGTACCACGCAAGCAAGCAAAGACCATCAACCTCGGTCTGTTCTACGGCATGGGTGTTACAAAACTGGCGGGGCAACTCGGTTTGAATCTGTCAGAGGGCAAGGAACTCTTTGCCAGATACCACGCAGAACTTCCCTTCGTCAAGCAGTTGACCGATGAAGTATCCAACAGAGCATCCAAGCGCGGTTCAATCCGCACTTTGCTCGGTCGCAAGTGCCGGTTTGACAAATGGGAACCGGCAAGTTTCGGGGTCCACAAACCTCTGCCACACAAGGAAGCGTTTGCAGAGTACGGCTCACACATCAAACGGGCATTCACATACAAGGCTTTGAATTCCCTGATACAAGGCTCGGCGGCGGATCAGACGAAGAAGGCTCTGGTAGATCTGGCAGATGAGGGCATCCTTCCGATGATCCAGATCCACGACGAGTTGGCCTTGAACATTCCTGACATGGCAACAGCACGGCGGGCGAAGGAGATCATGGAGAATTGTGTTCAGCTTCGCGTCCCGTCTGTCGTCGATGCGGAACTTGGCCCATCATGGGGAACGGCAACTACCAAAATGGAGGACTGACATGACAGAACTAGACGAAGCGATTGAAGACATCTGCGGCCCCGATGATATGCCGCTCAAGGCGGACGGGTTTGATGAAGCGATAATTGGAATGAGTTTGAATAACTTGTCACTCATCTATGATCATGAAAAAATCATCACCATCCTGATGGCAAGAGACGGGATGACCAGAGAAGAAGCATACGAGTTCTTCGACTACAATATTGTCGGAGCCTATGTTGGAGACAGGACCCCTATTTACAGTATTGATCTTATCAATCCATAAAAAAACCCTGCCAGTCTGGGAGGAAACTGGCAGGGTAAGTCGGAGGAAACGCATGATAGCGTCATGCAAACATTTTGTAAACCTTCGACCTCGACATAAAGAACATCTTTTCCTCAAGGTCTCCGATTGAGATCGTTGCAGCGGTTGTGTCGCCCTCGTCATCAACAGGTCCAAACACCAAGCCACGACCACAAAGAGGTTGTGGTACGCTATCAAGAACAAAGAAATCGTTCTCGGTATTGTACAGACCTTCGTCATCAACATAGATGTCGCCAAAGTCGGTATAGACGACAGTGAATAACTCGCACCCGAGAAGAGGCGCGATGGTTTTCCAGTCACCGTTGTACTCGACTTCAGTGAAGGACTGTTCGTTCGGATCAATTAGGATGGCTCTCATTTCACTTACCTTTCTTCGTTAAGCAATAACCTCTTATCGCATGATCAATAGTGACTGTCAACCACCATGGACACATTCTTTACAGTTCTTTTTTTAAAATTCAAAAGTTCTTTCGCTCTCTTGATCGCATTGTCTGGATGCCCTTGATAGATATGCAGAAGGCTCTTGCAAATTTGTATTTGATCCAAGGTTTTTCTGGCAACCTCCGCCGCAAATGTTTCCATTGATCCGGGCAAAGGGTTCAAGTTAAACGTCTCTTCCTTGATCAAAGTCTCAAGATATCCCGCATAAACGCGGATAACATCTGGCAACTCTTCCAACTCACCAATCGTTGACAGTTTCATAGAGACCTCAATTATATCGCGGCCTTTTTTAATGGTAAAAGGTTCAAACTCCGCCACAAGTGCCTTGTTGTAAACCTTCTTCTTAACCACAATGGGCAAAGGAATTGCGGGAACTAAAAAAGTCTTGTTAGATTTAGTCCTTTTTGTTTTTCTGGCAGCAATATCCGCTTCTTCCTGTGCCAGACGCAGTGCTTCCTCTTCGGTTTCTTTCTTCTTTCTCCGCCGTGCCTCCATCCGGATCGTGTTCTTCTCGGAGATAGATTTTATGGTTCTAATTTGGTCCTCAATCTCGCGGGAAAAGTTGTCCGCCGACCTTTGAAAGGCCATACATATCTCAAGCCGCGCAAGTTCTCGTTTCTCTTTCGACATCACTCTTCTCCGTGTTGTTGTTCTGTCACGCCACGTTGTCTGATCTTAAAGAAACCAGCCAATTCTGGTTCCTGTTTCATCAGAAGTCTGCTGTATAAGGCTCTGTGATTGTTACACAATTTAAAAATAGGGTCATTCGTTGTCATGGCTCTGTGGTACCGGACAATCTCAAAGATCGCTCCAATGCCGTAGAAATCTCTGCCAGACCTCTTTAAGTCCAATGCAATCTTCTTAACCTCCTCATACACATGAGGGTTGTCCATGTGAAAAACTAGAAAAGCCAATTCAATCTTGTCTTCGTTGTTCATGTCGCGCATCCTTTTGTTAAAATGGTATCTCGTCATCAAGTTCTTTACGTTCAGGTGTTCTCGCATCTTTTGGTTTGAACGACAGGGTATAGAAACCCCTACCGTTCTTCTCCTTCTTCCAGCCTGACAGCCAATACTCCACGCCGTCTACTGTTGCGCTGCCAGATATGTCTGGATGCTTGTCAGTTTCCTTGCGATCATTCTTGCTGATGATCCCGCTGTTATCGTATGTCATCGTTGAACTCCTTAAATTCAAGTGCCTTGATAGCGTAGTCTTTTACTTGTTTTGAATGTTTTTCCCACGTCTGTCCATCAAGCGGCTTTGCCATCGCAATGAATTGCAATGCACTTTCTATCCACAGCCACTTGTTCTCCACCAGATTATTCCATACCCGTAACCGCTCAATCTCTTTTTGTGCATCGCTAAAAGCGTTTGATGTATTTTTGAATTGTTTTTCCAATTCAAAAATCAAATCGTCAATAGTGTCACCGTGTCCCGTTGCCAATCCACATCGGATCATCATTTGAGATAATTTTTCAGTAGCATCCATCACTCAGTTCCCATCCAAGTTGTCACCACGATCATCAAGGCGCGGGCCTTCATCGTACAATGCGGCACGGGCGACCTCTTTCTTTAGTTGATTGATCTGTTTTATAAAAACATCCATCAGCTCAAACCCTAGTTGTTTGTCTTTCCTCAGTTGCTCAATCTCGGAGGCGGCTTCGTGGGCAATGTAATCAAACGGAGGTTCATTATGTTCCCGCAATCGTTCAACGATATCAGTCATCACTCTTCTCCTTACGAGTTATGACGATCCCCAGTAGTAGAGGCGAGATGCAAATGATTGTTATCCCAATATAATGTAATACGTCCATCATCACTCTTTCTCCTTCGACGGGTCAATCTTCCAATAGTAATCACAGACGGTCGGCCCTCTGCCATCCCGCCAGTACGGCTCCTCCATGAACCACGACTGGTGGCGACCGTTCGGCACGGTGCCACTCTGCGGTGCGCGGAAACAGGTTTCTGACAGGGCGCATGTCTCGCCATTGCACATCGTGATATCCGGTATGATCGCCTCCTCTGAACTCAATAGTTGTTCTCGTAACTTTTCAATCTCGTCCGCCGCACGTTCCAACAATCTGCGGAGAACAATTCTTGCTTCTCTGTCTTCGTCATGGTCGTCGGGCAAAGACCCCGACCGCAACTCCCGCAAAATGTCCAACGTCTACTTTCTCCAGATTGAGTGGATGAGGATGACAGCAGCGGTGATAAATACCACCGCTGCCAATGATTGCATGATTGCAAGTCCGATAGGACTAATCACTGATGTCGGGAAGGCTGACGTTCCCACCCCTTCACTTCCATGCCAAGTTGAAGCCCCTTCGTTGACAGAACTTCATTGATCTCATTAAGACTTTTGCGACCAAAGTATGGAAGTCGTAGCAGTTCTGCTCCCGACCTTTGGATGAGGTCTCCAATAAGGGCAATATTACCCTCTTTAAGGCAGTTCATAGAACGAACGGACAATTCTAGTTCCTCAACCTTTTCAAACAATACCGGATTGAAGGCGTATTTCGACCCTTCAAATGATTCCGCAGAAATATCTTGTGGCGTATGAACAGACATCTTTTGCAGGGAAAACGAACGCTTGTTAATCAGGTCCGTGCCTTCTTGTTGTGCCGCATCAAAATCAGACATCACCAGATCAAACAAGGCGTCCTTTGCCATCTGCTCACTGACAAAGCTGTCCGCTACTCGGACCTTGGGGGATTTGTCATTGGAATGGCTCGGTGGGAGATGGATGATAATGTTGTAGATAGTCATAAACCTTGACATTTTTTCAGTCCCTTCTTGTTTAGTTTTCACGATTGCTCTCCTTCATCTTTCTTGGCACCAAAGAAACCCTTCTTGCCGCCGACCTTCGGCAGGGTCACGACTTCAGGAAACCTCTCGCCGTCCTCGTCAACACCTGTCGGCTCTCCTCCGACCTTGATCTGCTCGACAACCTTGGCGATGTCCTGTTGCACAGTACAGTTGTTGCTGTCACAGTGCATGGATGCAAGCGCAGCGTACCCTGCCAGATCGTCCCAATGATCGCGGAAGTGCGGGTTGCCAGAACCAAGGCGACCAAACTTCGAGGCCATGCTGTCCAAGGCCTCACGCTGTGCGTCGTTCATCCTTTGCCAACCGTCAGTTCCACGCATGATTTCGCGGAACAACTGCGCGATACTGGCAACTTCCTGATAGGTGCCATGCGTCTCTTGTCTTTCCGTTAGAATATTTTCTACAGTCATCTCAATTTCCTTTTCAGTTACAATGTAAACTTAAGAGCAGGATAGGCTTTTTTCTAAGCCCTTAAGGCCGTGGAAAACGGTCGAATGGTCCATGTTACCGCAAGCCCGACCAATCTGCGGCAAACTCATGCCGTCATCCCTGAGTGCACGGAATACCAACCAACGCTTTCTGACAATATCCGGCTTCCTCGTTCCGTTAAACAAATGCTTCCATCCCATGCCGATCTCTTCCAAGACAGGAAGCACGACAAGTTTACGAGGGCGGGAGAGAATGCAACCGTCGAGGAGTTCGTGGCGGCGGCGTATCTCTAGGTCGAGCAGGGAGGGTGCGCTGTCATCCAAGACGAGGCTGTCAGCACCTACCCTACCAGAAACGGGCGGAAGGCCGTCCACGACCCTTAGAATTGGTCGGACTATTTCGGGAGGGTTTCGGAACTTCATCCGAAGACTGGTGTAGTGGGTGGTTAATTCTTCCTTGGTGTTAAACTGGAGTGTCATCGGATTTCTTTCTTTAATGACAGAATTACTTTGTCGTTGATGCAAAGGTAAAGGGAGGTGGTGGGAAGGGATAAGTGGATGGTCACAGGAGGGAGGTTGATTGATCTCCGACCTTTGACCTCCGTCCTCTGCCAGAAGCGTTTCAATGCTTCGTCGCTTTCTTTGCGATCTCCCCTATGTGCGCTTTGACCTTTTCAATGAGGTCGTCGCGCTCCTTCGTGCTTTTGTATGTGTCTTCGATGATCTGATCACACATCTGATGGATGACTTCTTTTGGAATGGTTGCAAAGTACGCGGACTTGATAACAAACTGCGTCCCCGCTGACAGAATGCTTGCCATTGTCTGATGAGGGTGGTTCTCGGGATGCGCTTCGACAATCAGACTGGCGATCCTGCTAAACTCATTGATAATGTCTTCCTGTAAGGCGACCTCTTCCTTGAGAAACTCTTTCGTTGGGGTATCAGAGCCGTCATATTCGTCTTGAGTAATCTTTTTCAGGATGTGCATTTTGATAGTCCTTTCACAGTGTCAATCTTCTATTTCTTCCAAAATCTGGCACTCAATGTCAAATGTTTTGAGATCAAGTGCTTCGAGTACAAGGGGGAGGTGGTGGTCTACTATGTCCGCCACCTGATCAAATGCGTAATCGGTCATGGAAAGACAGGACAGACCGTCAATGGTGTAGTCAATTTCCCACGCTTCACCAGAAGCCTCGTCTTGGTAGGTGGAGGCCGAGTAGTTGATCTCGGCTTCCCCTTCCACAAGGCGGTACTGCTTCGTGCCGTCCGCCTTCAAGATGTAGATCGGAAGGTCGTCAAACTCGTAGTTAATGGTGCCTGTTGCAAATTTTGCCATAACACGGGGCCTTTCTATGCTTGCTTGCGCTTTAGTTGGCGGGTTTCAATTTCTACAATGTGATAGTTGATGCGATCAAGGGACCGATTTGTCATCTGGTCGAAACGGTCAAGGTTGACCTCCGCCCAATCCTCGAACTCGCCCTCTGTCATGTTGTTCTGGAAGCGGTAGGTGACATATCCTGTCACCCGCACTTTTACAAAGTGGTCGTTAGTGTCGCCGACCACTGCTGATTTCTCGTCGCCACGTTCAGTCATGATGCTCTCCTGTCTTAAAAAAGTTCAATAGCGGAATCAAAGTTAATGCCGTCTTCTGTTGACGAATACATTGTTGCTTGGGGTGAGCCTTCGCCATTGAAGAACAGGTTAACAGAGTAACCTTCATATCCAAGCCAAACATCCCACTCCGAAAGCCATTCCTCTTCCAAAAGGTCAGTCTCGTTCATGGCGAACACAGCAACATCCGATAAAGTTTGTACGTTCGGGGTCATGCCGCGCTCCTCTTGCGGTCATCACGTACCGCCATGATGCCCTGCTTCGTGATCTGCATGATCTCGTCAGGGTCATGCCCCGCCTTGGTCAATAGGTTCACGTAAAAGCTGAGTACTGTCGCTTGAAGAACAATGAGTTTCGCGCCGCTGTCCGTCTTGCTCTTTTCCAAATAAGACAACACGCAAAGTTTGAGTTCGTCCTCAAGACGGGCGCAGTCGTTGAAAAGTCTATCTTCAGTCATCACACTTTCTCCAGTGATAAAGGTTCGCGGTCATCTGACCGTGGATATAGGTGTAACAGGTGTGGGAAGTGGTGTCAAGCGGGGTTGACGGATTATTTTAGGGGGTGGGGTGGTCGTCCTCCGTCCTTGGTCCAAAAATATAGGGGTTTCTCTATAAGGAAGGGAGATATAGTCGGGATATAATTGTAAGTCATTGAATATATTGATATAGTCGATATCAGCACTTTTCGGCAAAATCGTGTTTTTTTCGCATATTTTATTTTTGAAACACCCCTATATGGATTATATCAATATATTCAATGACTTACAGTTTTATTTCAGTTATATCAATATATTCAATGACTTATCACTTACTCCGGAGGGCTCCGGTCGTAGAATTCTTTTTGAAAAAACGATCTCCAAACGGGGGATATAGGGCTATACTCAATATTATCAATCACTTAGCTTGATAAGTGTCGCTTTCTTATAGGGAAACTGTTTGGACCGTCTTGATGTGTCAACAGAACTTGACTAGGTATAAGGGCAAGGAGACGTGATATGCCCCGTGGAAAGAAAACTCATAAGGTCCCTACGAACTCATTGAGGGTGATTGTTGCCCCAAGACTGGAACTCGGACTGACAGACCGACAGGAAAAGTTTGCAAAGATTTATGCGACCGAGGATGTCACGCAGACCGAGGCTGCACGTCTGGCAGGATACAAAGACCCCGGCAATGCTGCCTCTCACTTCATGTCTGGCAAGAGGTTCCCGCTTGTTTTGAAGCGTGTGCAAGAGATCAAGGAAGAACTGGCACAGAAGTACGAGGTGACTTTTGAGAACCATGTAATGCGGATGGCCCAGATCAGGGACTTGGCACTGGACGGCAAGAACTTCACTGCTGCTGTCGCGGCGGAGAAGGCCAGAGGTCAGGCTGCGGGGCTGTACATTACCAGATCGGAAATCCTTGTTGGAAAGATCGACCAGATGTCGCGAGACGAAGTGCTGTCAGAGATACGAAGGCTCCAAGCTGAGTTCCCTGTTCTGGCAAATACCACGATGCCTACTATCGACATGAAAGCACTTGTTGTCGAAGATGATCTGGATGACACGACCGAGGGCTCGGACATGGATTTAAGAGATGAAGACTGAAACCGCGATCTGGCAGTCTATCAAGAAAGCCACGTCCGATAAGGTCCATTGGACGCGCATCGAAGCCCGTGTTGGGAGCGGGGTTCCCGATTTGAATGGTTGTACTGACAAGGGTGAATTCTGGATTGAACTCAAGGCATGCAAAACCAACAGGTATCAGACCAAAGGACTGTGGAGACCCCAACAAATTGCATGGCAAATGAAAAGGGCTTGCATTTTTGCAAACGTATTTAACTTGGTAAGCCACCCTTCCTTGCAATGCTGCAAAATATATGGAGCGTCAAAAGTTTTTGAATTACACCTTGGAAACGCTGTCAAACCTGACCTGATATTATCGTACCCTGTCAACTGGCAGAGGTTATTAGACCACGTAGGCTCGAACATGGATTTAGTAAATGACAGCGCGTAAATTTATAACACCCTCGGACTTCGGGCCGTGGGTGCGGGATGAGCGGGAAAAGGTCGGCGTATCGCAACGCGAAGTCTGTCGGCGCGCTGGTCTGTCGCATGCTACGCTGACAGATGTCGGGCAAAAAACTGTCACGCTGTCCACGGTTCTGGCAGTTTGTCACGCGCTGGGGTTCGACGTGGTGGTGACAGAAAAAAACCCCGTTGCGTGAACAACGGGGCTTCGGGCTTCGGGGTGGTGATCGGTCGGTCAGGTCGGCGGCGCGTTTGATTTGATAAAGTCGGCGGCGGCGGCAAGCGTGGTGAAGTACGCAAGGTGTCCGGTCACGGTGCATGCCTTCCAACGGGCGGCGGTCCGGCGTGTCCGAAGAATGTGTCCGGCAAGGTTGCCATGTTTGAGCACGACAAGGGCGGCGGCTCCGTCTGGTTTGATCTCGAACATTATGCCGCCTTTCGGATTTGGAGGGCGGCGCGGATTTGCGCGATAGCATCTTCGGGCTTGGCGTTGGCGGGAAGTAGGATGTCGGCGTCTTCACGTTCTTTGTGTTCAAAATTGCCAATCGCAATGATGAAGGACGCGCCGACAATCTCACGCGCCCATGCAATGCCTCCGGCTCCGCTTGTCGAACCGAGAATTGAAATCCCGTCAGGTGAACCGTTCTTTCCGCTAAGCGCGCTTGGCAAGGTGCCGGCGTAGCATGTCGCATAAATGAACGCATCCTGTCCTTGCTGTCCGACAGCGGCGGCGTAAGCGGCGGCGGTCAAAGGGCGGGAAGGTTGGGCAAGTACTGCAATGAGGCTCTTTCTTTCGGTGCGCGATCCGTGGAATTGACCGCGCCAATCGCCGCGAATGGCGGCGAAGGTGCAGGGAAGGTCGGCGGTCTCGCAAGCCCAAAGAAGTGAGCAGGCAAGCGTTCCCACCCGCGCTTCGTAAGTGTCGTCGTCGCAACGAATTGACCACGCATAATCGGCAACGATTGCAATCGTTGGCGGATCGTTTTTGGCAACGGTGGTGAGACGTTTGAAAGGGCGGGTTTCTTGCGGATCGCGGCCTGTCATTCCGGCTTCGAGGGCGCGGGTGAAGGCGCGGCTATCAAGTCTGCCGCTATCCTGAAACGTGGTCCAATCGCGGCGGTAGGTCTGGAAGTCGTCGGCAAGTCCACGCGAAAGCTGTTCGGCGCGGTTGCGGGTTGCGGTTGGAATTGTTGCGCTTTGAGCGGCGGCGCGGTGGTTTTCATATTGTTGACCGCGCTTGCCGGATCGGAATTCTTCCGTTGGTGCATCGTTAAAAGTTGCGGCAAGGCTATAGTCGATTTCAACGATTGCTCTGCCGTCCGATAGTTTTTTGATTGGTGACACAAGGTTCATGATTTTTGCTTTCTGTCAGGGGTTGATTGCCTGGGGGATTTTCCCCAGGCGATTGGTTCAGGAAATCGCGGCAAGTTCGGAAGCCTCGAGGCGATCAAAAAATGCAAGTTTCGTTGCGCGGCTCCGTGATAGTCCGGCGCGGTCGATAAGGTCGGCGGCGGTGATCAAGCGGCGAAGGGAAACAAAACAGCGCAAGTTCTGTCCGTCGATTTTTGCGCGGATTTCTTTTGCCCAGTCGGCCAAGTAGTCGGCGGTTTCTTTCTGGTATCCATGCGCGATCAAGCGTTCGGCGTCATGCTCATAGGCGGTGGTGATGATTTCAACTCTGTCACGGTTCGCGCCGTCGAGGGCGTTGCGACCTTGGAACTGGCGGCTTGCGCCATTGCCGAGGGTGTTCATCGTGAGCACAAAAATCACATTCGCACGGCTTTCGATCTGTCTGCCAGTTTCTGGCAAGGTGATCCGGCGCGATCCGTTTTGCGCGGGTTCAAAAGCGGACTGGAACGCCATGGCGGCGCGTGGGTCGATGGCGTCCCACTCGTTCAAGAGGACAGCGGTTTTTCTGTCAGACGCGAAGGCGCGCGCAACTGGGCCGTCCTCGTATGTCACGGTGGTTGTTCCATTGTCGGCGGTCAACGTCTTGCGGCCTATCAGGTCGGCGGCTGTCGTGTCGGCGGTGCAATCTGCCTCAATCACCTGCCAGTCGTTTTGTTCAAGTAGTGCCTTTGCGCTTGTCGTCTTTCCGTTTCCTGATGGTCCTGTCAGTGCAACGATTTTGCCAAGTGATACCATTGTTAAAAATTGCTTTGACCATGTCGGCGGGATAAATCCGGCGGTCGTCTGTCCGGCGGAGACTGTCAGGGCGGGGGCGGTCTTTCTGTCACGTTCTTTCAAGTATTCGTCGCGATATGTTATCGCGCTATCAAGCAACGATGAGAACACGCGCCCGTGACCGATAGCGGCGGCAACATTATCGAGTTGCGTGATTGTCGCATGATCGAAGCCTGTCAGGGGCGGCAAGCTGTCAGATGTCGGCGCGGCGGTGTCGGCGGTGAGGTCGAGGGTGAGGGCGGGGGCGGTGTCTGTCATGTCGGCGGTCTTTCTGGTGAGGTGAGCGATTGTCGATGGTATGTCGATGTTCAGGGCTTCGGCGGCGCGAATGCATCCGGCGGTGCCAAGGGCGGAGGCGTCGATCCCTTGCGCTTGGCGGTATGCTTTCCAGTCGGGGTGAGACTGGATTGCGGCGCGGACTGCGGCGCGTTCGGTAATGCTTAGAGTAATCATCGGGGTTGCCCTTTCTGGTGGCGGTGGTGGTTGGTAGTGAAACTATCATGCGGTCCTGACGCTAGGTAATGTCAATCCCCTTTGACACTAGGTGCGACGATATGCCGCACCCTGTCGCACCCTGTCCGGTAACGGGGCGCGGCGGAAAATGCCCGGCGTTTTTTATTTTTGCGCGGCGCGATCTGTCACGCTGTCAGGCGCGATCTGTCAGGCGCGATCTGTCAGGCGCGATCTGTCAGGCTATCGCGCGCCCGCGCGCGCCCGTGACCGCGCCCGCCCGAACGGGTCCCTTGGCCGAAAACCGGATTGCCTTCAACCTTCGATCTCCGACCTCCGACCCCCTGCTGCGACCCCCGCCGCGCGCACACACACGTATATTACGATTTTGCACATACGATTATCATTTTGTAAAATATCCAAAAACCGGCCCCTATTGGAAACGCGCCTCCTTGCACCGACCCCCCTTTTCATATAAAAGAGGTCGGGAGTCCCAGTACCCCCCTATACTATAAAAATTTCAGGAATTCTGGCATGGCCAAAAAGGAAGTCAGAGATCCCTCATCTCACCGCACACCTTCGCAGGTCCGGAAGATGATCCGTGGGTATGACGCTGAACCAGAGAACGTGAAGAAACGTACACTTAGAAATCAGGCCCGTGCAAAATTTAAGAAGGCGGGCTTGGTGCAAAAGGGCGACGGAAAAGATATAGACCACATCAAGCCCATGCGCTCGGGCGGCAGCAACACTCCGGGTAATCTCCGTGTCATGCCCCGCTCGGTAAATCGCGGGTGGAACAAGAAGAAATGACCTCGTATTATTACCGCCCGGTAAATCGCGGGCGGATTAAAGAGGAATAACCTCCGTCCTCTGACATTGGAGACAACGATTGTTAAAAGCACCGAGTGCTATTCCGGACGATGCTTTGAAGAAGTACGCCCAGTTGATGAGCCGTGCTGCCAAATTGGAACTTCAGAAGAAGGCGAAGGATAACTTCCTTGAGTTTGTAAAACAGATGTGGCCCGGTTTCATCACCGGGCGGCATCACAAGATTGTTGCGGAAAAGCTGGAGCGTGTTGCGAGGGGGGAGTTGAAACGTCTGATTATCAACATGCCCCCGAGACATACGAAGTCCGAGTTTGCCAGCTTTTTGTTTCCGGCGTGGATGATCGGTAGGCGGCCTGATCTCAAGATTATGCAAGCGACCCATACTGCGGATCTTTCTGTCAGGTTTGGACGGAAGGTGAAGAACCTTATGGAGATGCCGGATTACCAAGGCATCTTTGATGTCAAGTTAAGGTCTGACAGTAAGGCTGCGTATCGGTGGGAGACGGACGATGGTGGGGAGTATTATGCGGCTGGTGTTGGCGGGTCGATTGCGGGTCGCGGGGCTGATCTTTTCATCGTGGATGATCCGCACTCTGAGCAGGATGCGATGTCACCTACTGCTCTTGAAAATGCGTGGGACTGGTACACATCGGGTCCACGACAGCGTCTTCAGCCGGGTGGTGCGATTATTCTGGTAATGACCCGCTGGGGTGAGAAGGATTTGACAGCACGTTTGTTAAAGCAGTCGGCGATGGACCCGAAGGCTGATCAGTGGGAGGTGGTCGAATTTCCTGCGATCTTGGACAGCGGCAAGGCTTTGTGGCCCGAGTACTGGAGTTTGGAAGAACTTGAGAAGATTAAGGCTTCGATCCCGTTACAGCAATGGAATGCACAGTACCTTCAACAACCGTCCTCCGACGGTTCGTCCATTATCAAGCGTGAGTGGTGGCGGCCTTGGGAGCATGAGAAGATCCCTCGTTTGCATTATGTCATGCAGTCTTACGACACGGCGTACTTGAAGACGCAGACGGCTGACTTTACAGCGATCCATACGTGGGGTGTGTTTTACCCGAAGGAGGACAGCCCTCCAAACGTGATCCTGATGGATGCGAAGAAGGGTCGGTGGGAGTTTCCTGATCTGAAGAGGATTGCGTATGAGGAGTACAAGTACTGGGAGCCGGAGGTAATCCTTGTGGAAGCGAAGGCTGCGGGTATGCCGTTGACACAGGAATTGCGAGCGTCTGGTATCCCTGTTGTAAATTTCACGCCAAGTCGCGGCAACGATAAATTTAGCCGAATGAATTCTGTCGCGCCTCTGTTCGAGGCAGGATTAGTGTGGTATCCTGAAACAAGCTGGGCGGAAGAAGTCATCGAAGAGATGGCTACTTTTCCATTTGGCGAGCATGATGACCATTGCGATGCGGCGACACAGGCGTTAATGCGTTTCAGGCAAGGCGGCTTTCTTTCACATCCCGATGATTACGAGACGGTGAGGGAAGAGCGGGTTGGGAAAAGGGTTTATTACTGATGTCTATGCAGCCATATAACAATATCGGTACACCTCTTGGTGGTCCAGTTGACGATATGATGGACGACGAGGACATTGATGGCCTTCCCGAGATTGACGATGAAGTCGGTTTTGAAGAAGAAGAAGAGGCCGAGGTCGAAGAGATTGAGTTCCAAGCAAATCTGGCAGAGGTCCTTGACGAGAAGGTCATGAAGACGATTGCCTTGGATCTGGTAGACTTGATTGAAAATGACGACAGCAGCCGCGAAGAGTGGAAGAAGGTCTATGAAGAAGGGATGGTCCTCCTTGGTCTGACCTTTGAGGAGCGTTCGGAACCTTTTGAAGGTGCTTCCGGCGTGACCCATCCTATTCTGAATGAGGCTGTGACACAGTTCCAAGCACAGTCGTACAAGGAACTCCTGCCACCGGGCGGCCCTGCGAGGGCGGCGATCATTGGAAAGGTGACACCGGAGCGTGAAGCACAGGCGGAGCGCGTAAAGGCGTACATGAATTACCAGATCACTCAGGTCATGGAAGAGTATGACCCTGACTTTGATCAGATGCTGTTCTATGTTGGATACGGCGGCAGCACCTTTAAGAAGGTGTATTACGACACATCTCTGGAAAGGGCGACAAGTCCGTACATTTTGCCGAAGGATTTGATTGTGCCATATTTGGCACGGGATCTACTGACGGCGGAGCGCGTTACACACGTATTACGTATGAGCAAGAATGAACTCCGCAAGCAGCAGGTGAGCGGATTTTATCGGGACGTAGACCTCGGAGAACCGGCGGAGACCGAGCGCGACCAGATCCAAGAGCGGCTGGACGATATTTCTGGCAGGGAACCTACGGGCGACAGCGAAGAGTACGCTTTGTACGAGTGCCACTGCAACCTTGACATAGAGGGTTTTGAAGACACGGACGAGGACGGAGAAGAGACTGGCATCAAACTGCCGTACATTGTTACGTTCGACCCTGATTCGATGGAAGTTTTGTCCATCCGTCGCAACTACCGTGAAGACGATCCGAAGAAAAAGAAGCGTCAGTACTTTGTTCATTACAAGTTCTTGCCGGGGTTGGGGTTTTATGGCTTCGGGCTGGTTCACCTTTTGGGGAATCTGTCACGATCTTCGACCTCCATCCTCCGCCAGTTGATTGATGCGGGTACATTGTCCAATTTGCCGGGTGGGTTTAAGACAAGGGGCCTCCGAATGGAGGACCAAAGCCCGATTCAGCCCGGAGAGTGGCGTGATGTCGATGCTCCGGGTGGCGCATTGCGTGAAGGGCTGATGCCTTTGCCGTATAAGGAGCCGTCTGCGGTACTTATGCAGCTTTTGGGCTTCTGTATTGACGCCGCGCAGAAGTTTGTGGGGACCACGGACCTTGGAATGGGTGACTCCAACCAAGAAATGCCCGTTGGGACGACGATTGCGTTGCTGGAGCGTGGTTCGAGGGTCATTTCCGCTGTTCACAAGCGGTTGCACAACGCCCAGATGCAGGAATTGAAGCTGCTGGCGCAGGTTTTTGCTGATTCACTGCCACCTGAGTACCCATATGAGGTAATCGGCGGCGAACAGACGATCATGGCGGCTGATTTTGACGGTCGGGTGGACGTAGTTCCTGTCAGCGACCCGAATATCTTCTCCATGACGCAGCGGATCTCGCTTGCACAGCAGCAGTTGCAGTTGGCACAGGCTGCACCGCAGATGCACAACCTTTACGAGGCGTACCGACGGATGTACTCGGCCCTCGGAGTACAAGACATTGATCTTGTACTACCTCCTCCCCCTCCAGCGCAGCCTGAAGACGCTCTTTTGGAGAATGCTCGGTCGTTGGTGATCCCGTCTGGCGGCAATCCTTTGAAGGCGTTCCCTGATCAGGACCATATTGAGCATATGAAGACCCATATTGCCTTCATTCAGATGCCGATCATGCAAACATCCCCTGCTGTGTACGGCGTTTTGCTATCACACATCTTGGAACACGCTTCTTTGGCGTCACAACAGATTGTCGTGTTGAAAATGCAGCAGGAAATGGGCATGAATATGCCTAATCTTGACCCTGTTCAGATGGCTGCGGAGGTTGCGAAGGAAGAATCGCAGTTGATGGGTCAGTTGCTGCAACAGATTGTTCCGCCACCACCACAGGGCGTAGACCCATTGATTGAGATCCAGCAGCAGAATTTGCAGCTTAAGGGTCAGGAATTGCAGCAGAAGGGTCAGGAAAGTCAGGCTCGTCTGGCATTCGACCAGCAGAAGATGGCTAAGAAGGACGCTTTGGACCGCGAGAGATTGCAATCCATGGAAGATGTGGCACAACTTCGTGCAAATGTCTCACTCGAACGCGCTAGACAGTAAGGGATCACGGTTATGGGTTTTGCAGGTGGTGTAGATTCTGTTGCTGGGGACACGGTTGCTGACAACAAGTCTGATTCTGGGTACTCAAGAGTAAACGAAAGCGGCGGTCGCGACCCTATATCTAAGGCTGATGTTGACCGAGACTCTTCTAATCGGTCGACTGCAAATCAGAACGCCATAGATAAGGCCAAAGAGGTTGCTGATCAAAAGGCAAGAGAATCTCAAGCAAGAGTAGACGCCGCTGCCGCAGAAACTAAACGTCAGATGCAAGATGCTACTGCTCGTCAAGTTGCAGAAGCTGAAGCACGTAAAATTGCAGAGATAAGAGGCTTTGGGATACCGAGCCTACTCACCGGGATTGGCGGAAGATATGCTCCAAAGAGCATTACCCCAACAACCATGGATTTTAGACGTGCCAATGAAATTCTAACGTCATCTCAAGGTGGTCAGTACGATCCAACCTCTGGCGGCATGATTCCTAATGCAGATATGCTGAAAGGATATATTAAATTAGCGGGAGCAGCAGGTGATCAGACGACAACCCGCAATGATATGCTGGAAGGTTTTTCTAAAGACTACTTGACTAAAATGCTTGGGTCATTGGCAAAAACGTCCGGCGACGTATCCATAGGATCTGCGCGTAGAAGTCCAGAAGAGCAAGCTAGTATTATTTCGGACAGGCTTAGAGAAATTGACCCTAAAGTAGCGGCGGACTGGGATAAGTCTGTGTCGGAAAAAGGGGCCATTGCTGCGGGGCAAGAGTTCAAGGACCTTTTTGATATAGCAGGGTACTTCAAAACCCCCGGAGAACAGGTTGCTATGCCGGGGTCTTCCCAGCACCAAAAATCCGCTGCAATGGATATTGCATTTGGCGGGACAGGTGCGGCAAGAGAAGATCTAATCAATCGGTTTCAGACTACTGCTACAGGGCAGGGCCTTAGTTTTCCAGTAAAGGGAGAGTACTGGCATGCGGAACTTGCGGGGGATAGGCCAACGCAAGTAGCTACATCACCCTTTGTCAAAGAACTTAATGAAATATTTGACACCATAGGCACTGGCGTAAAAACTGTTGCCGATGCAACAGGGGCCAGTTCTGTTCTAGATTTCTTGACCAACACAACTGCAAGAAGTGAACTTGAAAAGCAGTATAATCGCGACAAACAGATGTCTAAAGAGGATATGGATATTCTTATGTTCAACCGCCTCCACCCAGAGGCGGGAAGCAACAAAGAGTTATACGGGGGCCGAGATCAAACTCCTTTACCGACACAAGGGACCCCCACAGCACCAAAAACCCCTGTTGTCCCACCCGTCGTTCCTACCGGACCTGTTATGCCAACTGTCCCCAACTTCGCAGCGGCGCAGCGATACATTGGAGCCCCAACGGTAGCCACTCCGGGGTTTGATTTTTCAAGGCCTTTTGCACCAAGACCACCGATGAATTTTGCAAACCTTGGACCAGCATATGCTCCAACTGATCTGTCGTCTGCACCACCACAGCCTCTTCCGGGTATTCCCGGTGCTGCCTACGCTACCCCGTATCAACGTCTAGGTTAATAGGAGACTACCGTGAAGTATCTAATCGCGCTAGACAGTAAGGGGTTACGCTGATGCCGATAAATAAGTACGTAGGTCGTAAATATGCTAACGGCGGCAGTGTACAGTCTACCGCTCAGAAGTTGCAGAGTATGGGGCGTAATGGCGACACCATATTAGCCCACATTAACCCAAAAGAAGCTGCCCTGTTAAAGCGTATGGGCGGCAGTGGCAAAATTAATCCGAACACGGGGCTAATGAGTTTTGAACCCGGATTCGGGGGATTTGGTTCAGGGGCGAGTGGTAATTACGGTGGCGGTAGTTACGGCAGTTACAGCGGTCCTCCCAGCGGTAGTTCCGGCAGTAGTAACTCAGGCGGATGGCAGGGGCAAGGCCGTGGCTCTGGTGTTACAGATGCTCGTCCGAATCCGGGCGGAGGCAACACTGGCGACAAATACTCCGGCCTTTCCCCTGCCGCAAAGCAAATTCAAGTTGCAATTGATGCGAAAGCCGAAAAAGCAGCCGAAAAAGCAGCCAAAGCAGCCAAAGAAGCAGCCGAGAAGCAAAAAGCAGCAGACGACGCTAAAGCTAAAGCAACTCAGGCTGAATTTGATAAGAAAGCCAGAGAGGCTGCGGCTAAAAAAGAAGCGGATGACCAACTTGCCAGAGAAGCTGCCGTTGCCAAGGCGGCGGAAGAACGTCGCGTTAGAGAGGCGGAAGAAGCAGCCGCAGCTGCTGATGCTATACGTGAACAGGAGCAACAACAGGCTCGCGCCGAAGCTGCTGCCCAAGAAACTGCGAGAGTAGCGCAGGAAGCTGCTGACAGAGAGTCTGCTTCTCAACGGGCTCGCGCTGAGGCAGCAGCAACAGAGACTGCTAGAAAGGAAGCGGAAGCTGCTCAAAAAGCGGCAGACGATGCTAAAGCTAAAGCAACTCAGGAGGCGTTTGATAAGAGTTCTCGGGAGGCTGCGGCTAGAAAAGAAGCGGATGACCAACTTGCCAGAGAAGCTGCCGTTGCTAAGGCGGCGGAA